GAAAGAAGGGGAGTAACGAGCAACTGTGGCTCGGCAGCCTCTCTCAGGGTACGAGAGATAACCTTAGGAAAGAGGATAGGTGCGTCGGGAGACGCAAAAGCCTCGCGAATGGTTACCTTGTTATTCTCATCAAGGTGTCCATTCTCGTTCAACGCGTTTCCCCAAGCCTCAGCTTTATTGAGAAGTTCGTTGATTTCATTGCTCATTTTTAGGTTTCCTCCTAATTAATTTCTAACAGATCAGAGAGTCAGAACGACTCTCATTGCGCCAATAACATTGGTGGTATCGAGGTTTGCACGAACGCCAAGCTTGTTCTTGAAAGGACCGGTCTTGGTTAGTTCGTATACCTCTGCTAGCGCACCCGGGTCCGAGGGCAGCTGCATGTAAGAAAGAAGTCCGTCATCAAAGTTGGTGGCGAACGTCTCAATCTCAACACACTTACCTACGGCAAGGTACGGATAGTTTGAAACTTCAGTGTCGTTACCGAAGGTCGGAGCCGCAACTGGGCGACCCATGTGGTCCGAAACAACAACGCTACCAACGGTAACATCATCATTGAGGGCCTGAACGATTGGGTACTCTACGTAACCGTGAGTAATCCAGCCAGCACCTTGTGAGGTTCCCTTATCGAATGGACGATAGAGGTCGTACTGGGCGCAACCAATTGGGACAGAGCGAGCTGGCACGGTTACCGTGTCAGTGTTGCTAGAACCTGCAGTAGGCGTAGCACCCGTCTCAAGGCTCACAGTGTCTGAGTCGCCCCAGGCCTGTGAAGCGCTTGTACCGTTAGCCGGAACAACACGAGCATCACCGTTAGCGTCTGCAACGACGGAAAGGATGGTGCCCTTTGTAATAACGATCTCGAAACGATCGTCTTCAATATCTGTATACCATGTGGGAAGACCGGGAGCAGGGGTAAGGTAGGCAGATGGTGCGACACCCTCTGAAACTACAAAACGACCTGAACCGTTCTTGCCGTATACTTTACGGAATTGACCTAGACTCATTTTATGTCTCCTGTATAGATTAGAGCTTTACGCGGCCCATGAATGTGTTGACCATCAGATCTTCGAACTTCTCTTCAACACTTTCTGAATCGCTTATTTCTTCTTCACCCTCAGTGCGAGCATTTCTCTCATTAAGGGTTTCAGAGGTCATCTCAATTTGAGGCATCCCCTTAGTTTCAGTAGTCACTGTTTTCATGTGCTTTAGATCATTGAGTGTGTCGACCAAAGAGGATGCGGTTCTATCCATATGCTCTTCGATTGAGGTGTCACGATCTTCTGATTCGACAATGCCAACTTCGATCTTGCGATCTACAACCTGCTCCACCAAATGGCGGCGCACAATTGCTTTGAGGCGGGCATTCTCGTCTTTGAGGCTCTCAACAAGTGACTTTAGCTCTTCAACTGGTGGCTCGACAGAATCTTGGTGCTCTGCGAGTTCCGTATCATCAGCCTGCTCATCTTGCTCGATTACCTCTTCTTCCTCTTCAGAATCTTCCTTAGCTTCAGCTTCCTCGGTTGCAGAGGTTTCATCTTCCTCTGTTTCCTGGGACTCTTCAGCGAAGGGATCATCTGAATCGGTTTCCTCTTCAGCAGCTTCTGGTTCAACATCCTCGTTAGCGGCGTCTTCAGTTTCCTCGGCGGTGTCCTCAGCCTCTTCAGCTGTCTCTTCCTCCTCGGTTTCTTCTGACTCCTCGGCTTGTTCGCCTTCTTCTACTGGTTCGGAATCTGTATCCTCCGAAACCTCATCAGCCTCTTCGGCTTCTTCGGCAGGAGCATCGTTCTCCAGAGATTCGACGGCAGCAAGAAGATCATCTTCCTGATCTACCTGTGTCTCTTCTGAGACTTGTTTCGACATAGGATTCTCCTGTAATTGAATTTCAACCTCGTCATTACTTGAATTAGTATCAGAGGTATCGATATTATCAATATTTTCCTTAAGACTTTCCTCAATTGCCATTACGGATAAGTAAGAACCTTTCAGGCCATGATACAATGGCATTGCCTGTTTGTTTCTCATATTACCCAAAAGATCGACGTTACCGTTTGATTCAGTAAGCTGCGTAACGTCTTGATTATTAAGATCCATAACAAGGAAGCTTGCTGTATTAGTCCAATCTGTAGTCGACTCTTGTAATCCCACCTTGACACCTGAACGCTTGTCAGCAGGAGTGTTGACGAAAGAATACTCACGCCATTCAATCCCGCCCATCATCAGAGATGCAATTTTACCGTTGTAAACTTTGCCCCTCTTGTGCTTGCATGGTGTTTGGGATTCGTTTGCGAAATCTGTTCCACAGATACTGCATATAGCTTCTTCGACCTTTCCGCCGACAGAACCCGTTAAGTACCTTTGGTCACTAACCCTTTCAATGGCTCCAACATTCGTGATGGCAGCCTGAAGTTTCACGTAGGGAGTACCGTCTTCCTCTCTCGCCATCTTGGCGCCCATAACGCGGCCAAGTGGATCACTGGTGATGTCATGATTAATTATGATGGGCTTAGGATATGGAGTGGTCCAGCTGGGCAGGGAGGCCTCGAGCTGGTTCTCTCTATAGTCGGTGAAGTTCTGCGTTAGACCTTCATGGATTGCGGCGATCTCAATAATGAGTCCATGGGACTCGGCGAACTCTCCATCCTTAAAGGAATTTAAGCTTTCTGAAATATCTGGAACAGCAAAATGTACTTGTTCCACAAAGTTGTAAGCCATATAATATCTCCAAATGATACAAAGGACTACCCTATATAGTAATATAAGCTTGGTGCTATATAAGTTTTTATATGAATCTATCGTCACCAAACTCTAAATGCTTCGAATACATACCCTTCGACATGATGTGTGGGGCGTTAATATGGGACGCGCTCCAGAGCTGATAACCCGCTCTTCGGCATTCGTCAGACCAGCCAAGATCCTCGCCCTGCTTATGAAAACGGTAGTTTATATTCTCATACACGGGCTTGTCCATCATCTTTGCTGCCATGATCACATCCGTCTTAAAGACTGTGCCACGAGGATACTCCGCGTCTCGCAGTGCTCTTACACCTTCTTGACCAGGTAGCCATGTCATTGTGTTCGAAAAGTTGGTACCTGTTGGAGTCATATACATCCATGGTGATACCGCATCTATATCCTCTCTCTCCGTAAGATCCCACAATTCCTGTATGGTGTTGGGATCCTCCAGAAGGATGTCTGAGTCCAAAGAGAAGTACTTATCGGGGGCATGGTTTCTGACTCTCTCCAGTAACGAGTTACGGAACTGAATCATGTCATAATAACGAGAGAAGCTCCAGGTCCTATGGCCCTCTGGGTGAGTCCCATGGTTTGCACGAGGCTCAACTGCCGTATCAAAAATTGCGACCTCTGGATGTTTGGCATGCCAACTATACAACACCTTATGTGTTGCATCATCGTCGGGACCTAGCTCGAAGACAAACCCAATATCGGATAGGGGGAAAGTTTGATTCTCTATACACTTGAACCAGTGCGGCAGTATCCAGTCCCTTTTATAGACTGGGCAGCCAATGATGAGCCTTGCCATTTCTGTGGCTCAGGCTTTATCTGGAGTTTCGTCTTCTGGTGTATCTTCCGCGTCTTTGGCGGTCGACTTCGGGGCTGACTTCTTCGTGGCCTTCTTGGCCGGAGTCGCCACCTTGGTAGATTCTGCAGCACGAACTTCTTCACGCACAGCGTCTATCTTCTCGTTCAGATGAAAGATCTCATTGTTGAGTTCTGTCACAAGATAGACGGCATACTCGAGTGCCAATCTGTTTTGACCATTGTCCACTGCCTCAATAAAGCCAGAAAACTTATCGTCCTGAAGCGGATAAGTCGAGGGAGAAACAGTCGTTTTCTTTCTAACGCTATCTTTTAGTTGTATCGTCATATCATATCCTTATCATTTAACATATCGTCTTCTTCGACATCGTCAAGAAGATCTATAATTTCATTCTCCATTATACCACGAGAACCGTCAGAACGCCTAATATTTGGCGAGGTTCTTGTTCCGTGTTGATTTCGGGGCCTCATAACATTATCTGCACCCTTGGACTTGAGTGGCCTTCTGGGCGACCCCGTCGACGGCATCTTGTCAGCCGTTGAAGACTTACCTTCTCCGCCTTCATTTTGTGCAGGCTCAAGACGCGCCTGTATCGCCGCCAACGTTTGCGACTCATCCAGTTCCGGCTTAAGCTTCAATTCGAGTCGAGCCTCATGAACATCGATGATATTAGCGGTAAACTTCTGTATTGTATGTGTTTCGGATTTAACCAATGTATCAACATCAATCTCATTGAACCGGAAATCACAGCGATCAGAATCAGAGGAAATCCTGGGATTTACAAATGGATCGTATCCACCTTCCCACAATAGTTCGTTGAAGATCGCAAACCTTATGTTCTCAGCCACCAGCCTTTGACGGTGCTTGATTTTATCGTAAAGTGCCGCATCCAGTCTGTCAGTAACGGAACGGTTACCACCTTCTGCACTCATGCCCAGGTGGTGAGGGAAGATACCGAGACCGATAGCTACCCTTTCCTTGAAGTGACTCAGGTACGGAGCTGCATCGAGAATGCTCTCTTGACCGCCGATTATCTGCAAGTCGTGATGATGAGGCATGATGAGTCCACCTTCTGTGCGCAACTCAGAAAGCTCCACCTCAGCTTCATCTATGTCCTGCTTTGATGCTGGCCGGTCATCTGTGCCTATCTTGTAAGTGTAGAGAGGGAACAGCTCTCTATGGACCAGGTTCTGAATGTCCTCTTCCATTTGGCGCAGACCGACAATATCTTCCAGTGACGCCGTAACAAACGGAGTGCCAAAAGCTCGTCCGGGCTTACGGTCCATATGGAGATGAATGATGTCTTCAGCTCGCCACGAGGGCATTGTACTTTTAGGGCTAAATGGCGACTCGGCCAAAGAAGTGTTTTGACGGTACTTCGTTATCTTGTTGTTACGTGTACGAAATATCTCAATTGTCTCCGTTGGAAGGATATAGTAACCAGCTATCGGTGGCCTGCCTTCGGGCGAACGCAGCTTACCCGGGAAATACGGAGTAATGTCTCCTCTTGCTTTAGCAATGAAAACGTTCCCCATCTTGATGTACTGATCAATGGCTTCCTCTAGGAACTCCTGGAAAGGTCGGTCCATTGCAACCTCTAAGAAGTCGATCCTTTGCCAAAGGTAGTCGACAGCTTCTGGGTTCTCACTTGTGATCTCCCACCCCTGCTTCCAGAAGAGTTCTCTATATTTTGCGAATGCCTGCTTTGCATAACCGTCCGTATCAACAGCACGGTTGATAATAGACAGGTCTTCTTCAGGTGACTCAAATGAGTTCTGCCGCGCTCCGGAAAAAGAAAGGGGGTGTTGGTTTCTACCAAGACCAAGAGAAAAGACCCTCATGAGTCTTCCAATCTCTTTCTGCTCTTCCGGATCAAGGTTCTCTAAAAGATCGCTACCTGAGGAACTCCTGAAAGGTAAGTAGTCTGTAAAACCCATAAAAACCCCTATAAAAAAGTGTGGCTACCGTAGGTATAGTAACATCAGTCTTCAGACTCTGAATCTTCTTCGTTTTTTATACGTTGGGCTTCTTCGAGAGCTGCGGCTAGCTTTGAATTTGCTTCTTGAACCTGTATAAATCTTGCCGTGATCATTGTGAGTTCAAAGTTCAGGGAGCTGATTCTCTCTTGCTGAGCGCTGATTACAGACTGGGCGCTTATCTCGTTCTGGTTATTGGGCTCCTCACTCATCTTCTGCTTCTCCCATAACCCTACTAAGGATGCTGACCTTTACTGTTTCAAGCCAAAAAACTGCTTCTTCTGGCGAAAGTGTCGTATCAAAACCAAACTGGCCATCATTGACAAAAATCGAAAAGACTGGTCCATCGGTATTTTCTGCGTTTTCTTCTGACATCTTATTCTCCAAACGTATATAAATTTACAACTGCCTTAAACTATGAGTATATCATTGCATACGACCAAATACAAACTGCTTTGGGGTTCGCTACCTGTTTTTCTCGTTCCAGCCTTTGAATTTTATTTCGCTTCTAATTCTGCTATTCTTTGCGCTAAAGCTTGGACTGCGCCAACTAAATCTGTAGTGATAACATTCCACTTAATATTTGTAGGCACAACGTCATCGAGAGTCAGTCCTAGTTCTTTGATCTCTTCTGGTCCCAAGTGATTGTTGTCATCGTGCCCGCCCGGTCGCTCCCAACCTAGTAGCTGAGCTTCTGGATACACATCCTCAGCAACAAGGCCTTCAAATTCTTCGAATTCGCCAAGCTCTCCAGCATGTTCTCGTAAGGGAACATATTCTTTGATGTAATTGTATGTCACTGGACTTAGAGAAAGAATCCGGTTCAGCGACACAGGGGAGGGGAGGGTGCGGATATTTTGTTTATGAGCCCGTTGCGATGTAGCATCGTAAAAAATCGTAGTAATAACACCAAGCTGGGTGGTATTAGCAAGATTGATCGACGAGTTAGACGCGTTGACAGCAAGACCCCAGCGACGTGCTTGTCCTTTGCTGGGCTGTCGGTGATGTCGATGGGGGCCTCTCCGCCGACGATGAACACCTGGCCGAGATCGGGTCCGTAGACGTCAACGATGATGAGCATTTCCCCTCCTGGGGTGTTGGTGGTGACTGGATCAGACGGGTCATGGAACCAGCCCGAGAGGTTGCGTGGCTGGAGGTGCCAACTCTCCGAAGGCACGGTGCGTGCCAGCCCGTACTTGGGGGCAACGCGATCGAAGATAGCTGCTCGACTCTTGTTCGACATCCACCAGGGCTTGGTGGTGTCGATGGCGTAGCCCCAGCCGTCCTCCTGCTGCATGTGCCAGCTGCCGCGTGCGGTCCAGCCTTCGTCGGTGGTGCCGATCACACGGTCAGGGTTGGCGGCGAGGTTGTAGCCGACAATGCGGCGTATCCATCCGATGTACAGCCGACGTTGGTGATCTTGGGTGCGGACACCCGAGCCGATCTTGAAGCGGCCGGCGATTTCCGGGTCAGCGAAGAAGCGCGCGAGGCGCACACGGAACTGGGGATGGAGCAAGCCGATGTTGACGCTGGCGTTCTTTGTTGGGAGGTTCACTTCGTCCTCGACTTCTTGATCGCGTCGCGCAGTGCGCGCTCCGAATTCTCGACAGCTGCGACACCCTTCGCTACCACATCCGGGTGGTTCATCTTGATCCACGTGAACACGTCACTCGGGTTGATCTGGATGTCGGGTTCGTTCTCGTCCATAGTACGAGCCTACGTCATAGGGTCAGAGGTTTGCGGCTTCTAGGCGTCGCTCGAGTTCCTGAACCGCGGAGATCAGCACCGGGATCAACTCCCCCTGCCGAAGACCCTTGGTCTTGCGCCTGGTGTCGGTCTCGATGTAGAGGGCGTGATCAGATGGATCGTGACCCAGCTTGCGTAGCGCTTGAGCGACCTGCTGGGCGGAGAGGAACTGGTGGCTACGGCTGCCGTCCTTCCACCGGCCGGTGAACGGCTTGAGTTCCCGAAGGAAATCGAGGCCCAGACTCTCTCCGAGGTTCTCCTTGTCCCGCATGTCCGAGGTCTGGATCGTGGCGTTCGTGGCGTAGACGTCATCCCACCGGTTTGAGGCGCCACCACAGTCCGCCACGTTGTCGTTGCGAGGCTTGAAGCCGGACGTCTGCATCAGGTAGCCGTGGCTCGACGAGTTGACGGCGTTGGCGGGGCCCGGGTTGTTGCCGTTGATGACGAACTCCAGATACATGCCGCCGTCGGAGTCGTTGACGTAGGTTTCGGATGCCACGCCAACGATGGCGGCCAGGGCCTTGGGGTTCTCGGTGGTGAACGCAGAATCGGTCGATCCGAAGACGATGGGCGGGGTGTACTTAGAGCTGATGTTCATGCCGTTGGCGCTCAGCAACAGCGAGTCGTCTTCGACCACCACGTAGGGTGTGCCGCTCCCGCCGTTCTTGATCCAAATGCGGCCGTCGTTAGTGGAGATATCGCCACCCGAGACGAGCATGCTCCCTGTGAGATTGACCTCGTTCATCACGACATCGCCGGTAGCCGAGTCGATCGAGAACGGCGCGGTCGCCTTGTTGGCGACGTTCGTTCCGACCCAGACATCGCCGTCGCTGTCCACATGGAAACTGGCGGCGGTGGTCTGGTCGGGGATGTGGATGTCCCCAGCTTCGATCGTGCCGCTGAACGTGCCGACAGTGAAGTTCACCGTGCCAGCCGACGAGATGTACGGGTCGCCGTCGATCCCGGCCTGCACATAGGAACCAGCATCGCCCCACCACATGTTGCCGTCAGCGTCCACATGCCATGAGTTCGCATCGGTGCCACCGATGTCGATGGCCGAAGCCTCCAGCACACCCGAGAAGGTGCCGCCAGAAGAATCAAGCACGAAAATATCATCAACACCATCGCTCATCGTGATGCCGCTTCCAGCGCCGAGATTCAATGTGGTTCCATCTGCTGCGGTGAATGTGAGAGTTTCCGACGGAACATCGATATCGAACCAGACAGCTCCCTCAGCTTCTTCTTCGGTGGTTCCATCGTTTCTGTAACCCTTGAGATTATTGCCATCTATAACAAACCTCTGACCAGAAGAAGCGGTCTGTATTTGTCCACCGACAGTAAACCCCATGGCAACTTGAAGATCACCAGCCAAGAGCTTATCTATTGCAAGGGCTTCTATTGCGTTGTCACCAAGCTGACCAGGGGTGCCGGAAACTTCTGTGGCCAATGCAGACACATCGCCACTGTTGGTGCGAGCATAAAGCTTAATGTAATACGTTGTGCCGGTCTCCATCGGAAATAAACCTGGCGTCGCAGCGTCGTTATAACCAAAAACCTCCACTGCCGTCAGATCTGTTGGGGCAATGGTTTTTACATAGGTTGTTGAATCGGCAGTGAAGCCATTGGTATTCGATGCATAAATGTCATAACCAACAAGCCCAGCTTCTGTATTAGCATTGAAGCTGAGGTAGAGTAGTTTAACGCCCGGTATCACGGTGATGCCCGTGACCTCAGAAGGGACACCGGTCGAGGGTGGGATCGTCAGCTGTATTGAATCTGTCCAATCAGAGGTAACATTGTTTTCATTCAGAGTCCTTGCCCTGACTACGTACTTCTCTCCGGGGACAAGACCTGGTATAACCCTTGTATAATTAGTGGTCACTAGATCCCCCCTCCTACGTAGGTGGTCCAATTCTCCAGCCTTACCTCTTCCAGTCCCATAGTTCCTCCGGCCCCATAATTCGATAATCCATCAATGATTTTCACTTTATTTCCGGAAGAGCTAGGATTTGTGCTGTCAGATACCGATATGGTTTGACTCAATAATCCATTCTCTAGTTCGGAAAGAGCAAAGGTCAATAGCTGGGTGCCCTCTGTTTTGCTATACAAGTCCAGAGTGGATCCATCAGTATCGGTTGATCTCGACAGTTCATTCACGCCAGGAGTGTGTACCTCTACGCTGCCCATATCTGGACCAGTTGCAAACTTCAGTTCGCCGCCATCGCCCTCAATGGCGAAGGTCGCTCTAGCCCCAGTAGTAACAGACTCTCCATTGATCCAATCTTCATTTGGCCTTGTAAACGTAAACGCTGGGTCAGACACCAATATCCTGGGCTGCAAGCTTGCATCTGCAGTCGGCCTTGTTGGCTGGTTGTCTAGATCACTATTGCCATAATAAATGTAGAATTTACCAGTATAAGGAGTCGCTATCGGATTATAAAAGGCAACACCACCATTTCCACCAGAATAGGTGGATACAGACCTGCCAATCACAGTATAAGAAGGGGTTGCATCTGCCGATTCGTATATGACTTCCAAATCCTCCTCATCACTCCTTAGGGAGTTGTTGGATTTGAGCTTTGTCACATTGAAATCTGATGGCCTGATGTCAAAATACGTGTAGGCGGGTGAACTATCGCTGAACGTAGTAAGGAATAGCTCACGTCTGAACAAATATGAATTATTCCACCAAGCCATTATGTGACCCTCGCTACTTGAATTTCGAACTGCTTGCCATCTTCCCCGACCCAACCTATGGTAGCCTCATAAGAGGTATCACCGGTCACGAGAGAGACTGTTGTATTATAGCCCAACAATTGAAAATCAGCAATATCGTCTAAGTTATCGCCATTGTCGAACGCAGCGGTCGGGAGCGTTCCTGGGGTAATATTGGCACCGTTGATCAGAGCAGACCCGTCCGTGCCGTTGTGCTGATGGCTACTTATATCAACGCCATCTATTCTTACCCCATCCGCCACATACATGTCACCAATGACGCTGCCACCATCTCTCAAAAGGTATTGTGGATGCGCATCCATTTTACCAACATCGGCTAATGCACCATGCTGAGACTTGAAACGATTCCGTGTTGTGGTTGCAAATGCTGGATTGCTATAGGATGGTGTTGCCTGCTCTTGCTGCTCGTATAACCATCCATCGTATTCTATCTCATAATAATCAATTATTTCTACATCTGATTCACCACTGACGAAAGGATTAACTGGCACCGACCCTTTAAGTGACAAGTCCTTAATGGTTTTTCGACGTATATCCGATTCACCAATTCTGGCCAAAAGCTTGCCTGATTTCTCTGTAAATATTTGATTCCTTTTCATCAAATCGGATAAGAAAACTTTGGCGTTATCGTCCAGAACTTCTGTTGCCTGGTGCATTTCTCTTGCGAGCTTGCCGCTGTTTCTTATGGGATTACCTACATCGGAAGATATCTGCCTTCGAAATTTTAGTGCAGGACCCAAATACCCATCATAATAAAGATCAGCGTTAACACCAAGGTGCTTTCCCATGTCTTCTTGCAGCTCCTGCACAGATGCCGCAGCTTGATTCAGTTGTACTTGCAGAATAGCTTGGTAACGTCGAGATTCGGCGGGTGACGCTTCATCCAGGTCGGATTGGGAATACCTTGTTTGGGCCTCATCCTTCGCTGCGAAGACGCCCCTGAACTGCCCCGAGCGCGTAATCGCTCCGAGCGTCCAGTCTTGGAGTAGTTCGATCGCCCTGTCTTGACTTGTCTCATTTGATCCCTCAGATATGTAAGTGTCTAGGAAGTTTTGAATCCTTACAGCTTCTGAATGAACCTTCCTAGAAAAGGAGGCTACATCAGCTGCAGGTGATCCCCAAACTCCTCGGATAGCGTTGTTGTACTCTTTAAGGACATAGTTGGATCCGCGCGAAGTTCTTTCGCCCATCACCTTGTACTGCGCATAGGTTACATAGTTTTTCATCTCCCCTAATTCAGACGGCCATTCTGCCTCTTGGGCCTTATATAGATCAGAATCTGTCTCCATTCCAAGATTAAAGCTTCTAAGACTTTCTTCTGCTATATTAACGGTGTCTAGAGATTCCTTCTCCAAGATGGCAAGGTTTCGCCTAAGGAGATCTATATCGGCATACTTTTCACGATCTATCATTCTCGTGTTTTGCGGCCGCACTGTTGGTGCCTGTGGCAACGGTGTCCACTCTTTGGGTGGCCCAGAATAATTTATGGACTCATCTTGTGTCATTTAAAATCCACTCCTACGAATGCTGCTTTTACGGGAGGATCTTCTAATCATATTTGCCCTCTCAAGCCTTATCGGGGCGCTACCGGTCGATCCAAATTTATCTTCAGCTATATCTTTTTTATGGGACCTTTCTGCCGCATTATTGGAAAGCGCAAGAAGAGGATCTAGTGACGAAGTGTTGATAGCCCTTGTTGTGTTAGTGCTCTTGTAGACCATAAGATCATCATAATTCTGCTTGATGGCTAATGTTGCCAATATCAAGGCGTCGTGACAGTGATCGGCTGTGTTTCCCGCCATCTCAAAAACTGGACGACCAGTTGGTGTGATCCTGGCAACAATATAAGAGATAAGCTGGCTATAAAGTTCCTCATCTTCAGGGGAAAACTTTAGCATGTCTTTTTCAAGGTATTGGCGAAGGGTGTCAACCATAAATGGCTTCATATCCTTCTTCTGCTTCTGGCCAGTATGGGGATCGGGCACTTCGAGTGTTTCGGAAAAGGAAACCCCCCTGAGCTTTGTGGTCAAGCCCGAATATGGATTGTTGCTGCCATACTGCTTCAGAAGCTCGACCTGAACTTCACCGTAGCCACGGTCCACATAGATGTACTGAGGATTATATATCCTATTCATCTCTATGATGCGATCCACAGCTTTAGTCAAAGTGTACTCTTCCCTAAGAGTCTCCTCTCTGTACAAAAGCTTTATTTTGCCAGCCCACTTTGGGTCTTCATGAGCTGGATCGAATATTTGAAGGACTACAATGTTAGTGCCAGCGCCATACTTGTCCCAATCCACACCGAAGACAGTGAAGCTACTTCTTTCGTTGAAGCGCCCCATTGGGAGTTTATAGTCCCACCCATCTTCCTCCGGCACAAAGGCTCGATCAACGTACCTTCGTGGGTATACACCATCAGCGTCTTCGCCCCAATCTGCCTCGATTTCGTGACGATAGCCAATATCTGTGTAAGTATCCCTAAAAGCCTCTTCCATTTCTGCAGACCAAAACGGGTTGCAGTTATGTACAAGAACGCCATTCGCAATATAGGAGTTCGTAGTTTCTACTTCAAAGTTATAAACTTTGCCATCAAATTCTACTTCTCTTTTTTTCTTAATTAGAAGTGCGTTCTCATTTTCCGATATCTTTCTTTTCCCTAAGGGTGCCCTAATATCAGTTGCTATTTCAATAGCCCAGGATGGTTTTGCAGGATACGGATCATAATTCTTATTCGCATGACAATCCGCATTTTCTGAAACCGATATGGATGGGTAATGGCACCCAAGTCTGACAGCAACAGTCTGTATTTGTCTAGCCAATTGTTCAGAAGAAGTTCTGATAACCGTTTTCTTGTCTGTTATCCAGCCATCTCCCAACGCATAGGCGTTGAGCATTTCTCCCTGAAACAGGAATGGCGCTTTCATCACTTCTTCGCTTAACTGTTTAGTTGAGGAGCCGGTGCCAGCTAGCTTTTTCATAAGCTCGGCCAAAATTGGATTTGCAATGCGAATTGTGATAGCTTGCGAGTCTTTTCTTTCAGTTATTGAAATTTCACCCGCATTCATTTTAAGTAATGCGTCACCTATAGACTCTATCGCCTGCACTTCTTCAGCATGGACGGTCCATCCGACGACCATATGGCACCCGTATTCCTCATTATATCTTTCAACGTGGCCTTCTGCTAGATACCAACCCAAAAGTGTGGCCAATGATCTATTACCCATGTCTACGTAATAAGGCATTGAATTTTTGATTTCCCTACCAAACCCTCGGTTATAATTTCTTTCTAGAATGGTTCTTGATTCATTGCGTTGAAAATTATCATTAAGAGTGTCGAGATATATGCCACCATATTCGGAAGTGCGATCTACGACAGATCTTAACCAGTGTCCAGAGTTTTCATTCCGTTTTTGTCTAGACTGAAGATCCTTAGCTTCGATCCATTCCCAGTCAAAAGACTTTTGTCGCCTGACAGAAGGACAAGCAGAATATGGATGTTCTCCCGTTACAATTGTTTCGGTATTGTCCCCATATCGCCTTATTCCATATGCAGTGCCGCTAAAATCTTTTTCAAATGTTCTTAAGACTTTTTGTGCACCGTTTTCTGTAAGAACTAAATCATTTTCTTCAATCTCTTCAATATTTTTGAAACTACCATCGGCCATAGATATCTTTGTCCCAGCAGCGAAACAATAACTTGGAAACCAGAAGTCCTTGAACCGCTTGGAATGACACCATTCCCAGAGCTTAGCTTTACGACCTGAAGGGGTTGATGCGGCAACCAGTTGTTTATCTGGTTGATTCTCATCGGTTTTCTGTAGCATAGCCAAAAGGGCGTCCATGTCATCTTCGCCCATGTAATCAAGCTCGTCAAGGACAATCAGATGGGCCTCCTGACCACGGGTGACATCACTCTTACTTCCCGATTTCATACCCGAGGTGAAGAACCTGATTGTCGATCCATTTGAAAAGTTAATCTCAGGGTTAGGTGCCGTGACCGCTCTTGGGATAGAGTCGCTTACGACCTGTGAATCCTTAGCGAGTTTTAGGCATTCTTCATATATAAGCGATGCTTGAGCTTTCATGGGGGTCACGACCAAACTTCTTCCATTCTTTGTAATATAAGAATACCACAATAATAGCACAGCCATCGACCACGTTTTTCCAAGCCGCCTGCCTGCCCTTAGGACCTTAAAGTCATTAGGATCTCTAAGGATTAGAATCTGATAAACTCTCGGATTAGCATTCAGATATGTTTTGGCCCAAAGAACTGGATCTGAAGCTATATGTAGCTCCCTTTGTTGCTGTTCTTTGATGCCTAGATTCGCCAGTTCCTGAGAGTACTCGAATGGTACATCTATCAAGAGGCAGAGTTCTTTTTTGGTGAGCGGACGACCCGTGATCGGAGATCCATCACTTTCGTTCAGGTGTTGCAGCTTGTTTTCAAAGACCCACTCAATACGGTTAACTCCACGTATTATTTCTGGATCTTGAAGTTTTAAAATCTCCAGAAGGTCCTCTCTGCTGAGTTCCTCTAGTTTTTCACGATACTCTTTATGGATCTTTTTGAAATCTAACATGTTTCCTTTAGCCGAAGTGGGCTGCCACCATTCCCGCTTCATTTCCTAGTACATTACGAGCATTCATTCTGCTATTTTGGATTGCCATGACACCTCTAGCTCTAGAAGTGGCTGCAAACTGGGTGTCTTTGTAGCCCATGCCAAATATGGGCTTATTCATTGAACCCTGCATTGATTCTATGGCGTCGCCTGTTAAACTGATGGCGCTCTTCATGCCATTGCCTATCAATTTGCCAGCATCGTAAGCCAACATAGCCCAGCCAACTGGTCCAGCAAATTTGCTTGCAGCAGTGAGCCCCCTCATACCTACAACTTTAGCGGCGCTCATTCGTGCACCCTTGCTAGCTCCGGTGATGGCCCGCATGCCTCCAACTTTGGACCCAGCCCTCATTAGGCTTCCGTCGACTACATCCAAGCCTGCCTTTCCCATGTCGGCTATAGCATTTGCATATCCACCAGCAACGCTTTCAAAACCAGCGGTTCGTGCAAGAGATTGGCCAGCGGAGATGCTTGAACCCCTCATCGCTCCTGCTTGGTAGCCCAGAAGATGTCTGGATATAACCCCCTCAGAGGAAGCAGCCATCTTCAGCATGTCGTCTGCGTCAGATGCAAAAAAGGTAGCACCGGGCGTAGGGACTTTACCGCCCATTGTATGTACGCCTACACCTGTAACATTGGTTCGGCGCGCTGCGTCGTTAAGGAATGACGACAGGCCTGGACTAGCCCGACCCGCCGCTATTTTGGCGTTTGAGGTGAATCTTGAAGCTGTGCCTACCCCAAAGAGTGATCTTCTACCTGCGGCATTCTGACCAAGGTCCGAATAGTTCAGATACTTACCGCCAAGGTTAGCCTTTTCGGCTATATAATTTCCACCGCGTGCCAGAGCCTGGAATGGAGTATAGGAAGCTGTTTTGCCACTTGAGTTAAGCCTCTCTGCATACATCGCATCATAGTTGCCGAATTTAGTCCAGTTAGTTGGACGCAAAGTGTTGCTAACCGAATCTCGAATTCTACCGGTATTCTTCCAAGCCCTCTGACCTTTACCGCCGTTGTTGAGGCCCTCCATTACCATTTTCGATCCGCGACCTGCGTTCCAAAGTAGACCCTGGGCCGCAGTCGGTACACTATCCATCGCCCTCATCCAGAAGGGATCTAAGGGTTCATTTGCACCGACTGGGTTAATTGGTTGATTGTACATTAGTTCATCCTGCTGTTATGCATGCCAAAAACCATGGATCCGGCTGGCGGTACCAAATTGTTGTGTCTCATGCCTGAATATGCACTAGCATTACCGAACAATGTGGCGCCTCCATAAGAATTCCGAGCACCTGCGAATCCTAATGCCCCATATACACCCAATTGTCTACCCAGAATTCTTTCAGAGAACTGACTATCTCCCATAGCCTTTTCCTCAAATGTTGCCAACCCATGCTCCAATGGATCTGTTGACCCAATACCAGCTGCGAACGGTATGCCGAGGAGCGCTCCCCTTTTAGCCCACTTCCCGGTAAACCCGCTTGAACCGCCTCCGGATGAGGCGGCTTCTACGCCAGATCCGCCACCAGGTGGTGATGGCATATTCGGGCTTGGTTGTCCTGCAATATTCGGGCGTGGACGTGGCCCCGTTGGATTAGAAACGCCACCAGGTGGTGATGGCATATTCGGGCTTGGTTGTCCTGCAATATTCGGGCGTGGACGTGGCCCCGTTGGATTAGAAACGCCACCAGGTGGTGATGGCATATTCGGGCTTGGTTGTCCTGCAATATTCGGGCGTGGACGTGGCCCCGTTGGATTAGAAACGCCACCTGCTTCCGAAGGGATCTTACGGCCCGGGAGCGCTGGACGGGTACGAGCGGTGACCGGCCGACTCCGACCCGCTGTAGGAGAAGGGGTCCGGTGCGCTCTGCTAGCTAATAGTTCTGCCGTCGCACGCCGAGCAGGTGATGGACGAGGCCCAGCGATTCGTCTGGTCGTTTCCCGAGATCGAAGTGCTGATTTAATTAATCTACCTAATCCCATCTCATATCACTCCTGCAAAGAGGGCATCATTTCTATTTGGACCCATCATTCCGTGCCTTTGGGCATTTCCGTGAAGATTGGAAACTATGCCTGCGGTACTCAATGGATCTATATATCGAGATGCGCCGCTTTGAGTCTCCACCTGTTGTTGTAGATTATAGTAATCTTCTTGTTCGCCATATCCCTGGAAAGCGAAGGTTTCATTTAGGGTCTTCCTCTCTTTGTAGGAGTCATATCCTACTTTTGCGGTTAATGCTCCAGCCAGGATGCCGCCAATAAGAGGCAAGCGTTTGGTGGCAGCGTGAACACCTTCGGCAGCCGCTAATGCAACCTTGGACAGATCTGCTCCACCCTGACCCCCCATGCTTCTGCCTATTCTGCCCATATTGACTCTAATATCATTGACCATAGATGCATTAACGAGACCATCGGCTTCGCCCATGTCCCTTACTACATTAAGCCTGCTATAGACGTCACGCATCACGCCCATATACCGTGACTTATCGGCGTCATCCATCAACTTGTCCGAGATAAAAGCGCCAACCCTACCAACACCGTCACTTGTGTCCAAGATCGCTGCACGGAATGTCATTTCACTCGCATCGCTCCTCATTTGTTTTGAGTTACTAAATACACTCAGAACATTATGGACACCCTCGGCTGCCTTGCCAGAAACCTGACCAAAGTCAATAACGTACTTGCCATTAACCGCCTCCAGCTCATCCAGAGCATTGACTACCGCCTCTTGCGATAGTCCTTTGGATCCGGCTATTTTCATGAAGTCTTCTTCATTCATCGAACTAATGTGACTTATGAGATCAGCCTTCTGCTTTGCCCCCAATTCTACTCCCAGGTTAGCCCTGTACTTGCCGCTCGCCTGTCTATAAGCCGATACTCTTGCCATCTCCATGGGTCTATTACGGCTTATATTGGCGCCCATATTGATGGATTCGACTTCACCCAAGACCGAGGAGGGCAGTGTGATGGTGCCCGACCTGCCGATGTATGCGTCTTCGTAGAGCTGAAAACGAGAGACGCCCAAGTCGCCCGTCAACTTAGCTGTTGCCTGCTCTGCGCCGGAAATAATAGCCTGTACTTCCGAATCCTGCTGAGTGGCTCTCTGCATACCTTCGGTTAGAATCCTTTCTGGTAAGGATAGCCCGGCCAGAAGGTCTCCCGATGCCGCTGCTGTTCTCTGGAACTCTCTATACTCGCCAACCGTTGGTAGCGACCCCTTCTGTGACAATTCGCCCGTTGCGTTGAGAAAACCCTTACCTTTGATATCTGCGCCAGCAAATTCAGCAAAGGTGTTACCACGGACCGGAATCTGACTCTTCTCTACAGTTCCAACCTTTATTCCCAGGTCTCTCTGCACAAATGCGTCTTGCTCAATCGGAGTGACACCATACTTAGCAGGGGGGGCGACCTCACCCGAGAGTCCGGCCATCGTATCCTCATAGCTTCCGAATTTGGCTTGGGCTTTCACGCTTTTTCCGGTTTCTTCGTCCATGACATCTATCATGTTCATATCATAGAGTCTGCGTGTGACCTCCGGATGTAGATGGCCAATATCTGCTATATTGGAAACGGGCGTTGGAGCATACGACCGGAAGACCGAAGTCCTTACAAGATCATTTACTTTTTCTCCCTTTTCAGGATCTAATTGTCGAAGTTTGTCCTCGGACAAGAATTTGAAAAGGTATGATTCAATCATTGTGTCGACATCGGCGGCGTGAACCGTACCGGATCCAGATCTTGCGCCGATCTTAGTGAGGAAGGCGTCCTCCCCCATGTCTTTCATTATTTCATCTGCGAGGTTGGTTTGCAGAAGCATATTTTCAAGCGAATGGGAGCTTGCAGCCCCGCCAAACTGCAGCTCCTTAGCCACAGTGAGGTCCGGAACTTTAATCCTGGCTAGTTCAAGAGTGTCAATAATCTTGCCCTGCATATGGTTCTCTGCTTTGATAACCATAGCCTTGAACGCAGGATCGTTTTTATACATTGATGTCTTTTTTACACCCTGAAACACCTGCCCAATGTCGAACTGTATATTCTGACCAACAATATGATCAGAGTCCATTATTTGGCCTATAAAATCTTGAATGGTTTTTGCGAACACGTCTCCATCGCCAGGTGCACCCTCTACAAAATTGTATCCAACCTGCTTCTGAAGAACCTGTTCCATGGTCTCTAAAGCGCCAGTGTCCCTGTTAAACAGGGAACCAAGTCTCATTGGCGTGGTCTTTAGGTGCCTGTGGAATGTCTTCTTTGTTGGAGATGACACGGTCAAGCGCCCGTTGTCCATTCCGGTCTTGACGCTGTAGGCAGCTATTTCTCGCAAGTTGCCCAAACCCAAGCTCGCTGTCTCAGTGTCAAAAACGAGAACATTCTTTCCAGCTTCTATCGAAATGTTTTCGGATATTTGTTTTACAAATCCAGGACGTAGTATATTCGAACTCGCCGTGGGCTCACCGGTTAGGTAATGTTCCCCCATGTTCATTCTATTGAAAACGACTGCCATGGGATTTAATTTGCCGTCCGGTCCCGGTCTGAGATCTACGTCAAAACGACTCAGCTTCTTACCGTTACTCGTCGTATGAGAACTTATAGCATCCCCACGCGTGTTAATGTAGTGCTTTAGACCAAGAAGCTCTGAATACTCATTCATTATAGAGTCGCGCTGGTTCTTGGGCAGGGATCTTATGATTTCACCCATGTTGATAGATGAATCAAATATTTCACCAGCGTCCTCAACACCGGTTGCGACATATAACGCCCTAACCTTGGACTCTAAATTGCCCAGCTCTTCAAAAAAGGCATCGCTCTGTTGTTTGGTGAAATCACCAAAACTAATCCTTCCCTGTACCATCATCAATCACCTTAGATTGAGTCTCTATATACACGTCTTGCTCGGATATACCAAGCTTCTTGCGGAGCATTTTTTCACGTTCAATTTCAACTTCGCGAATCTGCTCAAATACATTCGACAAAGCCTGTGCCGTATCGGCATTGCCTTGTCCAATCTTGGCCTTAGCTTCGCGAGTTGCCATAAGACTGTTCCTGAGATCTCTTTTACGCTTGTGTAGTTTATCCTCAAGATCCACAGCCAAATGCAACTGTTTAGAAAGCAGCGGTTCGCCTTGTGGCGAAACTCCGATAACGTTCTCCTGAATGAAGTCTTCTTTTGCTAAAAGTTTGGATTTGCGAATATACTGAACTTCTTGGTCCACAAGATCACGAATCATCGAGACTTCTACTAGGTTGTTCGGATCCACGCTCAATTCGTTGATGTAATCTTCTGTGAATTGTCTAATCATGGACATCTCTATGGGACACGGTTTCCCAACTGGTGCAATGTGTTTCTGTTCCAGCGGACACGTATCTGCGAAAGTGCATCGACTACCTTTGCACTTCATCGGAATAGACGCGAACATTGAGGTTTTAGTCCTCGATGGGCGAAGTTCTTCTAGTACCAAATCTTTTTGGTCATCAGTCCAATCATCCGGGAAATATAGGTCTGGACGTAGTTCGCTAAAGTGCTCTAGAAAATCTGCCTTACTCTTCCTTAGCTCTATTTCTTTTTTAGTTTCTCTATCCATTTCTTCAGCCACTTTGCATTGACCCCCATTCTTCTTTGGTTCTTTCCCCTTCTTCATAGAATTGGTTGAGATACATCAAGCAGTTGTCGCAGAGGTATGTCCAGGCCTGTTTATTGGTCGTATCGAACTGTCTTATGACCATCAATTCCAGGCGATCATTCTGACATCTGGGACATTGCATTTTTTACCTCTTCTTTGGCTCTTTGCAGGCCTGCCTCAAGCATTACCTGTATTTTAGCATTGTCGGTTGAGGTAAACAATGAGACCTGTTCGATCTCAGCCGGAGTCAACCACTCGCTGAGCCTATACCGAGAGCCACCACAGTCTTCACAGTAATCGCCCTCACGACAACCACAACTCTCGATCAGGTCTAGCGCTTCGAATGCTTCAGCGACGTTTAGCCATCTGGCTCTAAAGGATTTCTTTACCTGCTCCTTGAAAGCCCTCAGTTTTGCTGGATCTTCGGTAATCATTGTTCCGAAATCCAAGCACTGCTTCATAAGCTCTGTATTTGAACGATATAGGAAGTTCGGCATTTCGAAATTCCCGTAGTCGTCCACGTAGGAGCGCCAATCTGAATATCTAGACATATATCATCTCTCTCTTTTCTCTTCTAACATTAAGTCATTCCACCAATAGCTCTACTCGATCTATATGATTCAAAACTTTGCAAAGCACCGCTGCTCAAACCTATGTTCTGCCCCCGTAAGCGACGGGTGACCAGGGTGTTTTGGTTGGCCCAATTTGGATCTTGATTACCGGTCATTGCCATGGATCCGGCATAGATGCCAGCTCCCATCACGGCTCTCTTCTTTGTGGTGGCCAACCTCTGTGTATAGGCTTTCCTGCCAGCAGCACTAGCATTAGTGCGCATACCCTTTACTGCTGCTGCATCGCCGCCCAAAAATCCCACCGTGCCTCGCCGCATATTCGTGGGCATTCGGGAAAATGCTCTCTGCTGGCTTTTTAGTGTCGCATCATAAGTGGCGCTTTCTGCTCTTCGTGCGGCCCTAGTAAAGGGCCTTAGCATTCGCCCCCCGACTCTATTCGATACAGCCCCACTGACCCTATCCGGTATAGCCCTACCCACACTTGCGCCCATGCCATCGAGACTAGAGACTACACCTTCGGCAGCTCGTCCGTAACCGCGCCACGCAGCTCCTGCGCCCCTGACCACTTTGCCAAATCCCAACATGATTATCTACGGAATCCTGATCTAGTGTTGCGCACATTTGCCGCAACTGACATACCACTTGACGTGATGAGACCGGTGCGCACTTTCTTTTGGCGCATTGAAGAATGCCCTCTACCTCTCATGGCCTGTCGGGTATTCATTGTCTTCGTGACACCCCTTGACGTAGCGGTGCCCATCTTCGCTGCTGCACGATTGCTTCGTGTGGCAGGGGCTGATCTGATACTGCGAGTTGCTTTTTGACCTACTTTAGCTAGCATTGGTGGCCTTCTTTCTTTGGATGGGTGGTTGTTTCTTCACCACGTCAACTTTGAAATCTTCATCAAATGAGATCATCATTTCTGATCCCTTCTTTAAATTGTAATCCAAAATCGTATCCGCCATCAGGTTCTCAATGCGATCTGTGCGTATTTTGGCCATACCTCTGGCACCCTGAACGGTATCGACGCCTTCGTGAATCAAGGCCTCTACGACGCTTTCATCAAATACTGCTTTGATGCCAACCTTAGACATTTTCTGCTTGGTATTATCGAGTTCTAGTTCAGCTATCTTCTTGTATTGCGATACTGAAAGGTGTTTGAATATAATTATGTCATTTATCCTATTTAAGAACTCCGGTTTAAAGTGATTTTTAATCGCTTCCTGAGTTTTGTCCACAACCATTGAGTGGTCCGGCAGTTCTTTAGTCTTCATTGTAGAATCGATTCGTGCACCGAATCCCGTCTGCTTTCCGGTCATTTCTTTGACGATCTTGTCGTTGCCGAGGTTCGTGGTCATGATTATCACACAGTCGCGAAAATCTAAAGTGACTCCACGAGAATCTGTCAGTTTACCTTCATCAAACAGTCTTAAGAAGATATTCCATATGGATTCGTGAGCCTTTTCAACTTCATCTAACAATAGGACTGTTCTACCGTTTTTTTCGGCAATCTTTGATAGAACTCCGCCCTTATCATCATCATAACCTATGTACGATGGTGGGGCACCGAGAAGTGTCATTACTTGGTGCTTTTCTTGGTACTCGCCACAATCAACTCTGCTGATTTCGTATCTTGAACCATACAAATGCTGATGGATTGATTTAGCCAAATGCGTTTTACCTACACCAGAAGATCCGGCAAACAAAAAGACCCCTAAGGGCTTATTCGGTTCGCCCAGCCCCGTAACTGTTCTCTTCAAAGATTGCAGCACTGAAGTTATTGCTTCATCTTGGCCAACTACGTGTTCTGTGAGTTGATCTTCAAATGTGAGAATCTTATTTCGAGTTAAAGTCCTAGTTCTTCTTTTCTTCTTTTTGGCAACTTCGATGTCGGTTGTGTTGGTGATCTTTGTTGGCTCGAGAGTCAGGTAAGAATTGGTAACCCAGTTCTCGAGGTCCAAGCCCGGATTTAGTGATATACAACCCTTGTACAATGCCTGTATGGTTCTCTTTGCCGCGTCGGGGGTCATCAGCTTGAGTTGGGGTTTAACTTCTGTGTTTATGTTATAGATAAAGTGGCTTAGAACGGCTTGCATGAAATTAGCTTCCGTATGAGGTGCTAACGATGACAAGAATTCATCTACCTCTATCGGGAGCAGAGCTTTGAACTTAACATAGCAGTCTAGCTCTGCGTAACGTATTTCATAAAGTCGCATAGGCCCCTACCTTGTATAATATATGAATATAGTACTATAATACCACGTTTTCTGCTGAATCCTGAGTATCTACGTCCATTTTTATCGCAAAGACGATTTAAGACATAAGGGTGGCTAGTAGGGAAGGGTATGATATGTCTTTAGATTATAAAGAGATGGTTTATCAAAGCGTTTGGTAAACATCATTGTTTTAGGGATGCTGTCTGATACTCCATTCTGTGCGGAATATGAGTTGCGATCTCTGATGCCTACGGCTTCTCTGTATTTAGAGGTTATCACACGTTGTCAAATTTTCCAAAAGTTCCTGGAACACGAAAAACCCCCAGGCGTTAACCTGAGGGCTTCTCGGACCAAATAAAATATGATATTGAATTAGGCAGAAGTCAATCTAACTTCAAACCTTCTTCCCAAGAGTCCAGAGACTCTATGGCAGGGATTCCTGGGAGCGGGAGTTTACCTATCGCTCGCCAGTACTTAATAAGATACCCCATGTCATCTGCTTTGTCAAGTTCGATGCGAGCTAGTCGTTTGGGGCCACTGTAAGGGTCGTATCCTTTCATAAAATATCCTATCTCGGTTGCTGTACAATGGTCTATGGTATATAGTATAGCACATGACTAAATCAGATAAAAAGGCACTTCCAGCTTACGAGCAGAACCCCAACCTTCACTTAAAGAAGCTCAGAGAGTTTAGGGCAGAAGTGAAGAGATACTACACAGGCGAGGATCAAGAGATCCTACTTGCGGGTACTGATGCGAAGATCTCGGAAGTAATCAAAAAGTTGGAAAATGAGGAACGATATAGTGACTGAAGATATCTCAAAACAGCTAGAAATAGCAATGGCCGCACTCAACAAGTTGCATGGGGTCGGAACTATTTTCAGTTTTGATGATGACGAAGTATATGAGTGGCCAGCGATCCCAACCGGTGCCCTGACTCTAGATAAGGCGTTAGGTATTGGTGGATTGCCAGAAGGTAGAATCGTAGAAATTTACGGTCCAGAATCCTCAGGTAAAACGACTCTGGCTGCAAGCGTTGTTGCGGAAGCCCAAAAACTTGGGCATGTATGCGCATTCATCGATACTGAGCATGCGTTGGACCCAGCATACCTAAAGCAGATCGGAGTACGCTTCGATAAGCTGCTCATCTCTCAGCCGGACTATGGAGAGCAGGCTCTGGATGTTGCGGAAACTTTGATCTCCACAGGAAACATCAAAGTACTCGTCATAGACTCTGTGGCTCGTCTCACACCCAAGGTAGAGCTTGAGGGCGAGATGGGAGACCAGCAGATGGGTCTACAGGCCAGACTGATGTCCAAGGCCATGAGAAAGCTTACGAGCAAGGCTAGCGAAACAAAGACTTTGGTTATCTTCATCAATCAGATTCGTGAGAAGATCGGTGTCATGTTTGGTTCGCCTGAGACCACCCCTGGTGGCCGTGCACTTCCGTTTGCTGCATCAGTGAGACTGGACATCCGCAAGAGAGAAGTTATCAAGGCCAAGGACGGATCGGGTCAGACCGGAGTACGTGCAAGAGTGCGGGTCGTCAAGAATAAGATGGCTCCGCCACTCAAGGAAGCAGAGTTCGATATCCTCTACGGACATGGCATTTCTGAGATGGGTTGCATCTTCGATGTGGCTCTACAGGAAGGGCTCTTTGTTCAGTCTGGAGCCTGGGTCAAATTGGGCGAAGATATACTAGGGTATAAAGCTGGCGAGTCATTTTCTCAAGGCCGCGATAATGCTATTTTAACTCTGGCCTCGGATTTAGACCTCGCTGAAAAAATCAGAGAAAAAGTCCTGGCTCATGATTGAGAAAGTAACTTACTATGACGTATGTCCAGAGTGTGAATCACTTGAGATCGTCATGAGAGAATCTTTGGTTGATGGTGAGGTATTAACATTCTGGTGTCGTATTTGTGGCGCAGAATGGGATGACTATATTGAAGACATCAAAAGAGAGTACGGTTAAGCAACTAAAACTATTCAACGATGAAGAATACACTCAAGCTATACGGCAACAAGCATCTGAAGAACCCCACCCAGTCGGTAACTACCTTTGGTACGACAAGCATTTCTTTGGCTGAGCGTCTCCGCGCAAAGTGCCGACAACACAATGGTTTAGGCTTAGCAGCTAACCAATTGGGATTTCAGGAATCGGCTTTTACCTTCTTGCATGAAGGCGAACTGAAAATGGCGTTTAACCCTCTGTTGAAAGATATAGAGGGTTACGTCCTTATGAGAGAGGGTTGTCTTTCTTTCCCCGGAATGTATTACGACATAGGGCGTGCAGAACTATGTGTGATAGCCGCCCAAGACGAATATGGCGACAGTTACGAGTTAGAGCTGAAAGGGTGGCCAGCCCGTTGTGTTCAGCATGAGAGTGAGCATCTACTTGGTGTTACTATGTTAGATAAGTTAAATGACGTACAACTAAAGGACTTTAGATTACGATGGCCAAAGAAAAGATCAGAGTATTTATCTCAACAACGATAGAGGTCTTTATACTGTGGCTTCAGGAAGCTGTTCTTCCCCTTGTCGGCTCGACCCCGGCCCCCAAAGAACAGTTGGAAGACAAGAGTGCCGAAGAGCCCTCTGATGACGGATATAGTGACCTGCCTGTAGATTTCTTGGACCCCTTTGTAGAAGCTGGTTACACAACCTTTGAAATCGGCACTGAAGACGATGAGATCGATGGTCCCAGAGTGATCTTTGCAACCATGCCATGGGGTCAGATCATTCCCATCCCATTTTCCGAAGATGATTGGAGTATGGTGCGTGAAATATCAGAATCATCTGGCGATGACATTGGAGAGGTTCTAAAAAGCATTGTCAACGAACGCTTTGAGACAATTGCGGAAATGGAGCTACCCAGCGCTCCCCCCGGAGAACTTCGAGCCCTTTTCGAGAATTTTTTTGATCAGATAGACTTCGATGACGACGGAATTGACAGCGACGAGTAATTTCCACCCGAACCATGCTCAATCGGGTTATATCCCAACATGTCGTATGCGATAACTGATTCGACTTCCAAAAAAGTCCGTGAATTTAAAATAATACTAAGATGAGTAGTCCAAGGAATCACTTGGTGCTCTTTACAGTAAGCCTTCGCGCTGTACTCGCTGACTAGCATATCTAGAGGCGACACAAAGGCCACAGAAGGTATCAGACAGTCCAAGGGTAGTGAGTTCATCAGCTCGCTACCCTTTTTCATTTCTTCAACAGGTTTGGACACCCCGCCCAAGAAGTCTAGATGCCCACGAGAGCCTCTGTGAGGCCCTGCAATGCTCACGAAGCCATCCAAGGCCCCAGGATCCATTCCCAACAGCGCAGAGCCCACAATGGCTCCCATGGAGTGTCCTACCCAGATGATTCTGTTATAGATGAGATCCAAATCGTAAAGATACTCATATGTAGAGCTAGCCATCTCTCTTATAGAGCGATTGTGACAGTCTGGGTACTTGAGTCTCACCGTATCGGTCACATGTTCAGCGAGGTGTCGCGCCAACGGAATAGTAGAGGGGTTGTTCCATACAGAGAACCCATGGGCTACAACGATTAGATCTTTAGACATTGGATTGTTCCTTGTATTCGTCTGCGGATTTCATAACGCTTACCCTACCCATGAAATCCCAATTTGCGCAACACAGAAAAACAAATATATATATCAACGCCCGAGTCAGCTCTCAGTAGCGTCTAGATCGACGAATATTACCTCACCTGCGGGGGGATGTATGAGATGATATTCGGATGGTTCTGCTTGTTGGTTCATGTACCGGACATTGGTCATCATGATGGACCCCGAGACAAAAGAATACTCATCACAGTAGAAGATTCGTGTCGCGTCAGCTGTAGGTATTGCTATCTGATACATATAAAGAAAAAAACCTTTGGAGTTTCAAGAAGCAGTAAAGGCCCTTAGTTTTTGAACCAAGGACCTCTACTGTGTACGTTATCATAATATATAGGGGGGGATAATACTCTATGACATTTCATATCTTCTTCTAATGATGGTTAGGCATTGAAAGAGGATATAACATCAAGTGTATCACAGCCTATGAGGTTATTGCAATCTCATGGGCTTGTTTTGTCCTGCGAGCTTCCTTCCTACGTTAGGTACATTCGTTACGTACTCAGTGTGTGATTTGCGGGCCCAGTCGAGGCATTCGGGGCAGCGTGGAGCGTCGGGTAACTCATTACCTCGATATTCTACAACGCATTGGCAATGACCACAGGTTATTTCAATCACGTGAGCGTCCTATTATAGGTCTATATGGGATTAGTATAGCATAGATTGGTCTTATAGGGCTATTTTGAGGGAAAATATTTTTTGGGGCGAAGCCTGTCGATTGAAAGCCTATATAAAGGTATAAAATCCTATAGGAACATTATTGGGAAAAATTTGTGGGGCTCTAAGTGAGACTATGTAAGTCTCAATGGAGCCTTAACGTGCCCACCGGGGTACGGGTTTCCATCAATTACATGCAGGATATCCCTGTGTGTACATATGTCCTGAGGAGGACCAATAATGAACACCTTCACCGCCTACATGATCATCGTCACCGCTCTGCTCACCTTCGTGGCATGGGTGCTGGAGCAGCTGGCCTCACTGCCCCTGCTGTAATAGGTAGAGAGCTGTAGGTACATAGGACTACCCGCCAATGCGACTGGTGGGTGGTCTTGTTGTGCTTATACGCACATGCATATGGGAGATACCCATGTGTATACATGATACCTAGGAGGGTATTATGGCAATTACCATCAACGTGATGGAGGTGGACGAGAGTGATCTCGACGCCCTCATCACCATGGCAGAAGCGGTCCTTACACAGGATCGTACCTTTGCCCTTGATGATGTCCACTTCTCTGATGAGGAGTGGGCGCAGCATCGGTCCAACGTGCGTTGGGCTGAATGGTTGCTGTCCGTAACAGGTCAGTAATCAGCTGTAGGTACAGCGTAGCCTCATCGCCCATAAGGGTGGTGGGGCTATCTGTGCTTATTAGGCACATGCGTACGTGATATCCACGTGCGTGTATACATGATACCTAGGAGGGTATTATGCGTATTACCGACCTTACCATCGGTGACGTGTTCGAGGATGCCATCAACGGCATCGATGTGCGTAGGGTGGCACTGTCTACCCCTCGTACTGTCGACACGTGGACCACTGTGAGGGTGGCTGAGTCCTATGGACCTGGCCATCGTGGAGTGCATCATCACTCCCTCACAGTGTCATCCACTACAGAGGTCAGCTTGACCAGTCTGTAGGTACAGCGTAGCCTCATCGCACACATGTGTGATGGGGCTATCTGTGCTTATTAGGCACATGCATACACAACACCGTGTATGTGGTACACGTCCTTAGGAGGACACATGGCCAAGACTATGGCCCAGTACAGCATCATGATTACCGTCATGGTGGTCATCATGATCATTGTGATCAATGCCCTTGCGGGTATCGATTGCACCGGTGAGTTCGGTGAGGTGATGTGCTGATGTCCCGCATCATGAACAAGTACCGTATGTGGCGTCTCAACCACATGCTTGGCTTCTAGGAGCTGTAGTACCACAGTAGTGCAGCCCGGTGTCTGATAACACCCTGAGCAGCCCCTTCACAGGGGACGGTTTATGCAGGTTCGAATCCTGTCTGCTCTACGATCCACAGATAACACTGTCTGTGGTGACAGTATCCAGGAGGATACATATGGCTAAGGCCAGCGGTAAGGACTCCGCTAAAAAGTCCAACAGCAAGTGCCCAGCCCTAAACGATGGCCCCATTCAGGGTGATCATCACTGGGTGGTTAGCGAAGATGTTGTCCTTGAGGATGACGCCTTCGTTAAGAGCGGGTTCACCTCCACTCACTGCACCGAATGTGGTGAAGTCAAGATCGAAGAATACAACTTCGGTCGCTCGCTGGCCATGGAGGCGGATATGATGGGAATCCCCATCCAGGAACTGCAGCCCCCGGAAGAGGATCTGTAATGTTTACCCGCAGCGAGCTTGCCACCCTTGCCGATCATCCCAAAGAGGGATTCGGTGTTTACACGGAGTTGACTGATGGCCTTGCCTCCACGGAAGACTACCCTTCTCGGGGTCGTTTTCCTGATCGGGCGACGTACACCAGCAATCCCTACATCCTTCGGGATTAGACCGTAGTGCAGCCCGGTGTCTGATAACACCCTGAGCAGTAGCTGGTTGCTACGTAATAGAGGTTCGATCCCTCTTGCTCTACGATCCATAGACAACCCCGTTTATGGTGACATATGTCCTAAGGAGGATATATAAGCAATACCATGACCACATTCATCCCCTCCCCCCACGAGGTGTTCTACCTCATCGGAAGGAGGGATCGTGATTGGGCCCTGGTCGAGGTCGTGGCGGTGCAGGACAGCACCATCACGGTCGTCGACATGGCCAAAGGTCTTTCCTCGCGGGAGACCATCACCGTCGATCTCACCGATACCTGGTGGGATCTGAAGCCCTACATCCGGTAGGTACAGGGCGAGCCTGTCAGTCAATGCGACTGTCTGACAGGTTCCCCTGTGTTTATTGGCAACAATATCACAGCATGCAGAAAATCTGCGTGCAGCAAATGTCCAAAGGAGGACACAGCAATGCGTAAGCCCAGTGAAGCCAAGTCCAGGTTCGTCTACTTCTGGTTGTTCCCGTCCAGTGCGGTGCGCAACAAGAAGGTCCGGCGTTCCCTGTACGTCTTGACGTTCGTCATGAACTACTACCGGTTCATGAAGGCGTTCGACCAGGAAGAGAAGGAGGCCCGTGCTCAGGTGATCTTCGATCGTCAGCGCAGCCTCCACCTCTCCCTGGTGGACCACGCCATCGAGAACGATCGTGTCGTCTACAAGGCGACGGACGATGCGTTCCTCCGGTCCATCGGGATCGAGAGCTGAGATGAGCGTCACGCAATCCAACAATCAGAAAGAAGGTACCATGACCATCAACACCTGCGTCATCTGCGGAGGTGGACCCATGTTCACCACCCTCTGCCCCCATCTCTGCAGCGACGGAGATCACATCGTGGGAATGGAGGTGCTCAACAGGGATGGTAAGCCCGAGGCCTACATCTTCATCCCGCCGGACGCCAATCCCACCGAGTGGGTCAGCAACCACGTCCAGGTTCCCGATGGGTTCACCTCCCGTTGGGTCTATCTTTCGTAGATAGGGGACGAGCCCGTCAGTCAATACGATTGGCGGGTTCTCCTGTATCTATGGGAAATTCCCATAGCTCTACAACAACAACGTCCAAAGGAGGACACAGTAATGCGCAAGTTCAACATCAAGGCCATCGCTGCTGCTGCCAAGGAGGCTGCACAGGACCAGGTCATCGAGGTTCGTGAGGTCGGTGAGGTGATGTGCTGATGATCACCAAGGCCATCAACCGCTACCGCATGTGGCGCCTCAGCTACATGCTCGGCTTCTAAGGAGGAAGCATGGAAAAGGTAGACCGTATTGCACGTGCTCACTACATCGTTCTTCGTAACGAACGGTGGGCTCAATCCGATGTGGTTCTCACTGATGCACAGTGGGAGGCGCATCTTGTGGATTACGCCTGGGCACAAGAGGTGCTCGCCAAAGAGGCTTAATCCCCCACAGTAGTACAGCCTAGTGTCTGATAACACTCGGGTGAGTAGCACACATACAGGTGCGAGTCCTGTACACCCACGCTATAGCAACACTGCTATATGCAACAACCCGTACCTAGGAGGTACACAGCAATGGCTACCAACATCAACGACAAGTACTTCTCCACCGTGGAGGAGAACGTGCCCTTCAGCTCCAAGGTGTTCACCATCGACCACATCATCAGCCACTCCACGGGTGTGGCCCTGAGGATGGAGGCGCTGGGGGCCAAGAAGCTGGCTCTGCTGGCATGGACCGAGGTGTTCCTCGCCCGTGCCCACAAGGACGGCATCAACAGCTGATCCTACTCTACTGTAGGTACAGCATGAGCCCGTCAGCCTATGAGGTTGGCGGGTTCTTCTGTACTTATGGGAAACTCCCATTTGTACTGTCCAAAGGAGGACACAGCAATGCGCAAGCCCAGTGAAGCCAGGTCCAAGTTCGTCTACTTCTGGCTCTTCCCGTCCAGCACGGTGAAGAACAAGAAGGTTCGGCGGTCGCTGTACCTGGCGACTCTCATCATCAACGGCCTTCGTTTCGCCAAGGCGTTCGACCAGGAAGAGAAGGAGGCCCGTGCTCAGGTGATCTTCGATCGTCAGCGCAGCCTCCACCTCTCCCTGGTGGACCACGCCATCGAGAACGATCGTGTCGTCTACAAGGCGACGGACGATGCGTTCCTCCGGTCCATCGGGATCGAGAGCTGAGATGAGCGTCACGCAATCCAACAACAACAACAACAACAACAACAACAAGAAAGGCAAGAACATGCACACTCCGTGCGATTCCCTGACCAAGAAGTCCAACCTGTGCAAGAACAACGGATGCTTCACCCTCGTGGTGGAGAACTTCCGTTACAACGTCTGCGGTGTGCACCGTGACCCCGAACTGTTCCGCAAGGGACGCAAGGGTGTTCACGTCGAACCGCAGCTCATCGAGATGACCGATCAGTCGTCTCCCAAGCCCGTGGACCGTGCCAGTGTCATGGCTGGCATCCCCGGCGTCCGGCGTGCCTCAGAGCTGCTGGCTTCAATCAATGAGGACGACAACCCCGTCGCCTCGGCATACCTGAACAAGGAAGGAAACACCATGCCCACCATCACCGAGATCCAGGGAGATCACGGTCAGACCAGCCCCGACTACGAGGAATTCGTGGCCGACAACCAGGTTCAGGACTTCAAGCTTCTGTGCCTGAGCGGTCACCGTCCCCAGAAGATCGGGGGATTCAACCCCAACGTCCGGTACTGGGTCGTGTTCCTGGCTCTGCTCGCCAAGGTTCAGGACTTCGTCAAGGCCAACCCGAATCATCAGGTGGTGATCGGCTGGGGTGGTGCACTGGGAGTGGACCAGATCGGTGCCGAAGTGGCCAAGCTGCTGGGTCTCCCCCACATCGTGTTCATCCCCATGAAGGGGTTCAACGCACCGTGGCCGGACCAGTCGAAGGACTACTTCAACTCCCTCGCCGGTGAATCCGACGAGTACTGGTTGAATCGGGTCATCGAGGAGAGGACTCCGGTGCATGTCGCCACCAAGAAGGGTGCGTTGTACGTCAGCGAGCCCGGATACTCCGCGAGCAAGCTCCACAAGCGCAACCACGTCATGGTGGATACCGCCGACGCCATGCTGTTCCTCTGGGACGGCAGCGACGGAGGCACCAAGGCGTGCTTGAACTACGCGGTCGAGAAGGAGGCCACTCGTGTGATCATTCACACCCGTGATCTCCGGATCGATGCCGACGCGAAGTACCTCCACAAGTTGACGGCAGGTCAGTAGGCACATAGAGCTACCGGGCAATGCGACTGTCCGGTGGTTCTGTTGTGTTTATTAGGCAAATGTCCTAATGCACTAGGAGAGAATCATGAGCAAGTTCACCAATGCACTGCGCAAGGCTGCCGACAAGGTCGATTCGTTCGACATCGAGGCAAACAAGGCGAAGGCAAAGGTTCTGGCGGAACAGGCCAAGGCAAAGGCTCTCGAAGGCTACGACAAGGCCGTCGAAGTTTCCGTCGATGCCACTGCTGAGACCGTCACCTCGACCAAGCGCGCCATCAACACGGTGGCGAACAAGGTCGAAGATCGTACCCGTGGTGAAATCACCACGTTCTGATCTGTAGGCACATCGAGCTACTCCCCTATGCGACAGGGGGGTGGTTCCATTGTGTTTATTGGAGACAATACACAGCTTGTGGGATATTCCTGCATGCAGCAAATGTCCAGGAGGACAAAATGAAGAAGAATATCATCATCACCACAATGGCGCTCACTATCTTGGGTCTCACCAAGATGGTAGAAGAACGTGACCAGGATATCACGTACTACAAGAAGCGCTACAAGGAGGAGATGGGGGAGGCGTGCGAATACTACGGCACCCTCAAGGTTCTGGTTGAGCGACTGGATTCGGTCGACCGCAACCCGGACTCCGATCACAGCCGCCAGGACCTGGCCTATGCCAAGTTCATGGCGAAGGGAACCCTTGACAACAACACCAAGGGTCGCCTGTTCAACTAAGGCGAAACACTCTCCCCTCATTACGGGAGGGTGTCACTGTGGTGTGAGAGACCACGGTCTGAAGAGCCATCTCAAAATGTATCTAGGAAGGATACAACATCATGCACAACTTGTGCGGTATGCCCACCAAGGCAGGTACCCCCTGCAAGAACAAGGTCAGCGATGACAAGCTGGCCTGCCACCATCACATCGACTCCGTGTCGAGTGCGGCTCCCACCGTTCACACAATGACCAAGGAGGGTCAGATGAACACCAATCCCCTATCCGCCAACACCTACCTGTACATGGTGATGACGCTGGACGACTACGGCATGCCGTTCGTCAACCGTCGTATCATCACCAACATGGATCACATCCCGATCCTGATGAACCTCAAGGAGGGCGAACACCTCGTCCCCAGCGAGATCGGTGCGGATTACTCCCCCGCTTTCATGGAGGAGTACTTCGGTGACTCCGGCTACTGGATCGAAATCGTTCCGGTCGCCCTTCAGCCCAAGGTCGAGCAGTACCCCAACTGCGCAATGGCCTGGGCTGATGAGCAGTCCGCTACCTTCGTGTACCTCGAGGACTACCCTTACTGGGGTGGTATGGAGGCCATCGGAGTGAAGGTTTCGCCTCACGCGAAGCTCTCCAAGCGCGCCAAGGAGATCACCCGTATCTCCAGGTTCCACCGTCGGTTCGCTGCCGGTGAGATCACGCTCCACATCTTCGAGCCGGGTGAACACACCGAGTGGTTCGATGGTCAGACATTGGTGCGCCCGTCGTACCTCGCAAAGCTCGGCTACACCCGCAAGGATGTGGCTTACCTTCGCGAGCACGGCAAGAACGGCTCCTTCCGCCTGACCACCGAGCGCGGGCTCATCAAGGGTGACTTCATCGTTGCACGTAGCGACGACGATCTCCCCTTCGATGTGGTCACTTCCCGTGACAACCTCAAGCCCGAGTTCAAGCTCGTGCGTGGCGGTGAAATGTGGGCGTCGTGCTTCCTGCACCACGATCACCACGAGGCCACCACGGATGTCCAGACTCTGTCGTGGATCGGTGAGACGCTTCTTCCCAAGGAGCAGCTCAAGACCGCGTTGTACAACGTCGCTTCGGACGTCATGAGTGATCTGCGGGAGGGCAACTTCCCTCGGTACATGACCCACTCCGACTTCGACACTGGTGCATACGATGAGGATGATGCTGGTACCATCAACTTCAACCGTACCATGTACGATCGTTGGCAGCGGGGTGGTCGTTCTCTCAACGAGAGCGCCTACTTCCTGCACACCATCACGACGGGATTCATCAACCAGATGAAGAAGGGCATGAAGTTCCCCATCCCTCACGCGGTGTACGCCCACGTGACCACCCACGAGCTGTTGGAGATGGCTGGCTACAAGGTCAGCGCCTTCGAGGGCAAGTGCTTCTACCACGAGGCAACGGGTCGGTTCTCCCTCCCCGGAGAGCTGTTCGCCCGCCTCTTCAAGAATCACGGTGGCTGGGATCTGGACGACTCTGTCCGCATCATCATCCGTGAGTTCACCGACGGTATCAAGGCTGTGCTCCTCCGTTCACCCAATGCGTGGGGCGAGTACAGCATCGTCGATGTCGATCTGGATTCGCTCCTCCCGGTGCTTTACAACACCCACGGAGAAATCCCCAAGATGGACATGAGCACCTCGGAGTTCATGGAGCGGGTTCTCGTCATTCACGACGTGGACGCTCACGTGACCTACGCAGGTATGCCCGAAGGTGGGCTCGTGATGGAGGATACCTACAGCCCCTCCAGCGCCCAGTCGGTCATCGATGCGATGGCAACCTCCCCTGGTGTCGGTCCCTGGGCGAACTCCCAGATGGTGTACTACGCCACGAAGGGTTCGTTCCGTCCGGCTCAGCTGGCTCACACCGAAGACGTCGTGGATACGCTCACGCAGAGCGCCAATCCCGCTGGCTTCGCTGCCATCACCGAGGACATCAACGCCACCTGGCAGGAAATCGCTGTGGGTGGAGTTGTCGAGGAATACTTCGTCCGTCGTGACGTCCGTGTTCCCGAGAGGATCCGTGAAGGTCTGACCACCAAGCGTGGTTACCTGACGGAGCTGAGTGCTGTCCACCGGGTCATCATGAACGAGTTCGAGGATCGGGCCAAGCTCGAAGCCCTGGAGCATCGTGTGATCATTCCGGAGCTGATGCAGTTCCAGGTCTCCCCGGAGGCTATGGAATGGGCCACCAAGGCGATTGCCAAGTACAAGCGTCTCGGTGACAAGGCACCCAAGAGCAAGGAGTTCAAGTTCGCTTCGGTGGGCTCGAAGTTCTTCCCGGGTGCCTCCCGTGTCCAGCTGTCCCATCACCGCTCGGAGTTCTTCCGTGTCCTCAACCGTCGGATCGTCAAGCACGTGCTCGATGCCCCCAACGGTGAGGAACTCATGATCGCTCTCTACCAGCGGTCGGAGTGGAAGCGTCTCCAGAAGGACACCGATGGTGTCGACCGTATCCTGTTCGCCCCGCATTTCAAGGGTGAGCCGTCGGTCATGGACCTGCTCCTCGCCACGATCAACCGGGTGGCGCAATAGTCAGCCAGTGATCACCTGGGCATGTGAATAAACTGCCCGCTCCGATAAGAAGATAATTTAGTTAAGAAGTTTTGTCCTGAGGAGGACCATCACGAATATCATCATTATCTCATCTATCGGAATCGAGGTGTAGTCTATTGTTTTAGTCGGCATTGACCAGTTCAAACAATGAATTCTAAACGCCTCACGAATGGCTTTCGCCCGTGAGGCCAAAACGACGCTCGGTCCCACGTTCTCGGGATCTGGCAGAAAAAACTGCGGAAGGCTTGATAACCCCTCCGTACGCATGGTGTTCATGTGTCCTCCTGGCGAGATGGGGAGGGTAGGTACCTGTTATGGGTGTCTATCCTCCCTACCGTCCAGTAGTAGGATCGTTCATCAGCATTTTAGTTCTTGCGGGGGGAGCGAAGCGACCCCCATTCTAAACCTCAACCGCCCGAGCGAAGCGAGGGCACATACCAACCACCCGCGTCAGCGGGTAAAGGAAGGTGAGCGAATTGCTCATATGACAGGGGAAGGACCGGAGGTTCTGACTCACTGCGGAGGGCGTAAGCCTGACGGAATCATCAATTCTTTCCCACGTGTGGGGACACCTTATCTGACCAGGGCTTTTACCAAATTCTCCTGGTTAAAAATAGGTGGGATGTTTATAGGTTTATATAACTATTTCATCTTGGGCGCCTCATATTGGTATCCCCCGCCCCCATAAACAACTCTCACTACATCTCTATTCTAAACACTTATACGCATATATCTACCTCCTATGCATAGTATAAGAGAATATAAGAAGTAGTCTAGGTATCTAGTGCATAATAGATACTTTCCTTGTATTTAAAGGGAATTTGAGGGGGGTGCGTATACATCTACTTCTCTATACACATACATAACGGCTTTAACCAACTACATAACGCTTTAAACATAGATAACGCTTTAACCATACATAACGCTTTAACCAACGCATCTGCTTGTCTCAACGCAGACGTGAAATCAGCCTCTAACGTTCTCCCCTATTCCCTTCTACATAAGGATTTGCTTTACATGCATAACTTCTTGGTAATCTTGTTCTTTGCGGCGGCGGTGGCTCTACTTGTAGTAGCTGCCGTCATGGCGCTGAAAGAACTGAACAAGCTCTGACTAGCACCAACCCGGTGACTGGCAGAAAAAACTGTCCAACAAAATGAAAGGACCAAACATGGTCGCATTCCAAAATGTCGTTGACACCACATGTGTCGATGGCATTCACACCACTTCTGAAGAGACTTCTCGTTTCGCGGCAGCCTGGCACGCCACTACCACGTGGAGTCGCAAGGCCAAGCGTAACGTGATTCACCGCTCTCGCAAGACTCTGGCTTCTGTCCAGAGTTACGATTGGGCGGCGCTGGGGTACAGCTCCCTCAGCTTCTTCTTCGGTGCCGCAGCGATGGGTGTCTACCTCTTCGTCTGCGCTCTCCTCGGACTTCTGTCCGCTTCTCTTGTCCTCGTTGCTTTCGAGGCCAACCTGCTCCTGGGCATCTTCGCCTTGGGCCTGCTCGTCAAGCTGTACCTCTCGGCTCTGACGGCAATTTTGCTCCGCACCATCTGAAACACTTCAACAACACCTGAAAGGTTGTCAAAAATGTACCTCAACATCAGCATGGTTCCGTGCTACGACCCGCATTGCGAGTTGTCCTGGAATCGCGAACACAGCCACCCCAAGTGGACCCCCCTGCGCCGTACTCGGTGCATGCCCCAGCGCCTCTCGAACGCAGCTTGGATCGTCAAGTCCGATGCCCCGCGAGATGCTAAGATCCTCAACATCTTTGAGACCGTGGTTCACGGTCAGAGTTGGGAACAGACCAATCACACGGCTACGGTTTTCGCCCGTGCCGAAGCCAGAAAGAAGGCTGAACAGTCATGATGACCACCATCATCTTCTTCTCGTTTGTCGTAGCGGCATTCGAGATCTCCATCGTCTGGAACTGCAAGCCCATCTACCGTCTCATCACCGAGACCAAGTACGGTGGGCTTGTGGGCGTGGCCTTCAGTGTCGCGCTCTCCAGCCTCGTCGCCGGGTTCTTCGGCGCAACGGGCATGATCGTCATGGGTGGTGCCGTCTTCGGTACCATCATCACCGCGATCATCTACCAGCTCAACCTCATCGAGACCACGCTTGCCACCTGGCAGGCTATCAAAAGTCTCGTTGCGGCGACCAAGCAGTTCATCAGCAACACTCGTGATGCTGTCCAGAACGCAGTCGCTTCCATCCAGCGTACGGTGCACTCCATCCGTCGCATGACCTACGCCATCGTCCACCCCATCGCCACCGTGCGAGAGGGAAATCGATTCGCGTAACACAAGATTTTGTGTAGTCTTTATACAGGTGTACAAGCTTTCGTAGCTAAACCTATATAAAGTACCCCGAGTTCTCGGGAATACACAGAAAAAACGGTGTGCAGACCTGTAAAGGAAAGTCTCCTTTATAGGTTTGTATACCTTCCATCCATCAATCCAAAATGAAAGTTGAAAAAAATCATGATCATCACCACCGCATCCGGCCGTACGGCCAACACCGCTGACCTCGAGAAGGTTCAGCTCAAGAAGGGCGGTACCGAGTTCAAGATCACCATCCCGGTCGCTTGCGACACGGGCCAGGGTGGCTCGGGAAAGACCTGCTTCATCAACGTCGAGATCTGGGGCAAGCGCGCCGTGGCCGCTGCCAAGAACCTCGTCGTCGGACAGGTCGTGAACTTCAGCGGTACGCTGGAGGTCACCCCGTACACCCGCAAGAACGGTGAATTCGCCGGTTCGCCCGGTCAGTACGTCGCCGTCACCAACGTCTCCCACTTCGAGTGGGGTGCCAAGCCGCAGAACGCCTCCAAGGGCCCCATCTGCGAAGCCTGGTACGAGGGCGATTCCTTCAACGGCGGACGCGTCAGCGTCGCGCTGCCCGAGGACACCGAGTCCAGCGAGAGCACCGAAGACCCCGAGGTCGACGATGCCTCCAGCGATCCGATGATGTTCGACGGTTCCGAGGCGGAAGCCGAGGAAGACGAGACCTTCTGATTCATCAGAACATCCTGGGTATGATGTAAAACTGCCCCCCTTCTCCACCTACTGAAAGGTAATCATGAAAGCATCCACATTCGATCGCATCATGAATTCTCCCTTCACCTGCGACAACTGCGACGAGGAATTCCCTTCCGAGCAGCGTGTCATTCTCGGTGAAGATCTCACCCCTGGGGGTGTCATGTGGTTCTGCAAGCCTTGTGCACAGACCCACGCCCCCCTTCCTGACGCAGATGGTCCCCTCCTCATCGACGACGAGGCATCTCCGTTCTAGTTCACCCGTCCTCGGGGTTATAGAGGACCCTACTATGCGGGTATTGCATAGTTGTTTACCGTTACATGACAACGGTGTAGGAAGGTACCAGTGCTTCTAGTAGCTGGCTTCCGAAACCAATAGCTAGAGTATCCTGGGTACGATATCATAAAACTGCCTTCCCCTCTCTCTGCCTCTGCCTGAAAGAAGCCTTGCCCTTTGGGCAGGCTACGAAAAAAAATTGACCTGATCCAATGAGAGATCAAACTCTCAGGCAATTGGCACAAAAAACTGCCTCTTCAAACAAAAAAATGAAAGGAATTGTTATATGTCTTACGCAAACTCTCCCGCGAAGGTTCTTCGCACTGCCCTCAAGCGTCTTCAGAAGCGCTGGGGCAAGGGTGCCTGGGTTGGCAACAAGGAGACTGGCTACAAGGTCTGCATCGAAGGTGCGATCTGCAATGCCAATCCCGGTACCAGTCATCGCAGGAATACCACCGAGCCTCAGCGTCAAGCTCTGCTTTACGTCGAGGGTGTCCTTCGCGATGGCGGGAAATGGACGTACATTCCGGCATTTAACGATGCCGAGGAGACTACTTTCGAGGATGTTGAGAAGGTCATCAAGGCCGCCATCATCCGCGCCGAGACCGGTGCCCCCCTTCCTGATCACAGGGATGAACCCTTCTAGTTACGTCGTCACAGCGACGTTAAAAAGATTCTTAGGCTGTGAGCGTCCCCGAGCTTGTCTCGGGGGGTGAATACCACCTCGCCCTTGCAAAAAACTTAGCATTTATATGCTAATTCAACTGTAACGGTAGCCTTGGCGGGCATAACGTAGGTGAATGAAATTCTACCTAAATAGGACTAGCCATCCTTGGTAGGCCGGATTTAGTATTGTACCGGTGAAGTCTACGTGCTTCTAACGGCCGGAGGGATTTGATCACCCTCCGGCCCATACAAGTTTACCTTAAGTGAGCAATACCCTTATAAAGAAGAAAGCAATATCCTACTATTGGGTGAACAATAGTGCGGACCACTGGGCTTAACAGTGGTGTAGGATGCAGCGTCCCGTCAGTTGCAAAGCATCCGAACATGTACAGCTGACACAGTCCTGGGCATGACTTAAAACTGTCCCCTTTCTCTAATTTATCCATCCATCTTCTGGAGTATCATGATTGATATCAATTTCATTCCACCGGACTGTTGCGCTCTAAATCTTCATATGTCCAAGCCCGGAGAATGGATTCGTCCTGTCTCCAGGAATGCTCTGGCAATCGATGAACGCCGAAAGAAGGAACGAGAAAATGGATAACCTCCAAACCTTCGAGATCACCTATCGCATGAGCGAAGAAAATCAGAACAAAATGATTGCTCATTTCGAGCAGGAATTCGCTCCTCTGCTTCAGGAAGATGTCTCCAATTATGCCAAAGGCCGTAAGCGTCTTTGGTTGGAGGCAGAGCCTACTCTGACGAGGAACTTCTCGTTGACCAGTGCTCATCATGATTCCCGTACTTGGAATTGGATCTTGAAGCATGTTTGGCCTGGTGCCGATCTCGGTCTCGTCTCTCGTGGCCCCGTCGGTATCACAATGCATCGTGATGCAACCTATGCCGGATGGGAAGCCTATGGCATCAATCTCGGTGAGCCAGTTGTCTTTGGGTATCGAGAGTGCTATGGCGACTATCGCTATGGCCCTCAGGATGATACCGCTGCGATCACCGAAATCCAATTGCAGCCCGGAGATGTCTTCCGGTTCAATTGCAAAAATCCTCATGGAGTTCTCTCCCCGATTACCGAAAATCGTTGGAGTGTGAATCTCTGGAGTATGAAACGTTGAAGCGGTGGTATAGTACTGCATTAGTTTGTGGTACTATACCACTGTACGTTCTCACTTAAAAAAATAGGAGTCAAGCAGTGTTAGTGATAATCGAATTGATCATAATCTTCTTCCTCATGGGAGTTATAGCCTACCTGATGATGGAGCTTCACAGGGTTCAAGACAAGTACACTAGTCTCTATCGAAGAACAGCACGTCTTGTTGAAGAAATCGAAGATGAGCGCCATGCTAACAACCGGTATGATGTTAGCTTCCATGGCATCATGATCAATCTCAAACATCAGCTGTTCGAAGAACTCCCATATGAAGAATGATCGCACATGCAATGATACTTTAGTCTAAACTACAACAAAAGGTCGGATATGAAATACCTCAAGAAAGCCAAAGACTTTGTCATTAGAGTTGTGGTGCTTTCAACCAAAAAGGTCATTGACTTCGTCAAAGGCTGCTTTCGCCACGCAGAAGCCATCACCATTCTGGTGCTGTCTTCGCTAGGCGTGAACGCACTACTCTCTGAAATCCCGTTCTACCTCACTCTCCCCATGTGGGTCGAGATAACGATGGTCATTCCCGTTATCAGTGTGATTCTGATAATGATCCTGACGCGGTCCGCAACTTGGCGAGCCGAACGTCGTGAGAACTTTGCTGTAGCCTAGTAGCAGAAAGGGTAATTGATGCTACATACAATCGAATCTGAATTCATCAAGGCTCGACCCTACTGGACTACGTTTACTCCTGGCTATTATACCCTGATCAAGGGTAGGCCAGGAACAATTGCAAAGTATACAATGTCAGCTTTGACAGCTGTCAAGAATCTTATCAAGCGCGAGCCGCTTGATGAAGTAATCGCAGATCGAGTTGCTTCGCATTCGATCAAGTTCATGGTCAAGCCGATCAAGAGTCGTGTTACAAAGGCGCACCATGTGGTGCGACGTAGTCACCATCATGTACGCAGGTACAATGGTATTGGTGGTCGTGGATGGATTTATGCTCCCGGCCAATACCAAATGGTGATTGTCTATCATGATGCAAATCGTGTTGGACCACACATCGACGTGCACATTGGTCGTATGTCAATGGTGTATCGGGTCAAGCCCGATCTCTATGCTCAGCTCAAGACCAACAATGATGGAATGCTCACGGAGAATTCGCGTAAGCTTATCATGGAACATCTACGTTCCGAGATTGGTAAGGGCGCGCAAGTACCGCAAAACCTTGACCATTCCATGTCGAATGCACGAGCATCCTGGACAAAGGGTGATCCCAACGCCAAATATTACGGCGCTGGTACTACTCGTCAAGTTGTTCATGAGTCTACTGTAGACGTATACAAGACAGGTGAAGGACATCCAGTAGAATTCTATGCACCTGCTATCAATCCTCATCGAGGAATGTACATCTACAATCTCTATAGTGGCGATTCTAAACGTGCGCCCATTTTGATTTGGGGCAACCGTGCTCACAATCCAAGATCATTTGATGACAGACTTCATCTCAAGCTGGTACAACCAGCCGACTTCGATGTCGAAGATGAGAAGTTTGATAAGAGCACTAGTACCGCAAAGTATGATGGCTCTTCTTGTTATTTCGTGATCACCCCCAAGGGAACAACAGTTTGGTCCCCTCGTACCTCCAAGAAGACAGGCCAACAGATCGAGTATACCTATATGCTCGATGGCTTGGCAGGAGTTACTTCAGGCCAGACTATTGTGGGCATGGGCGAACTCATGTTCAAGACCAAGTCCCGTATACCGTGGCGCAAGAATGAATATTTGCCACAAGCAGCAGGATCTGGCATCTTGAATTCTCATGACGTACTCCCTGATGGAGTTGATGCGGAGATCAGAGTTTACAGAGTGGACAGAGTTGGTCGCAACAAAACGACCAACCTGGACTTCTGGGAGAACAGAGATCTCCAAGAGCAAGTGTCCAGACTCTCGCATCATTTCCAACCTGTTGAACTAATGGATCCCGAAGAGGCACAAAAGAAAGGATTCGAAGGTGTCGTTGTTGCTCCTCCCGAGGGTAGTGTCAACGATGCATTCAAGGTCAAATGGTGGACCGATCTCCATGATTGGGAAATCATAAACGTTGATCTCTTCCACGGCAGCAAGGGTGGACATGCAGGCGTAGTGCGTGCACGTTCACTTGAGTCTGACAAAGAATTCAATCTAGGACCTGGCCAGCTAGGTGATCAAAAGCTCACTGGTGCTATGATGGAAAACCCAGATGGATTTGTTGGATCAGTGTTGAAAGTACAATCTCGACACGGGTTTGAAGGAAGAGCTTCAAAGGTTGTTGGTTTTCATGATGACAAAGGCTTCAATGCCGAGTATTATCCTGAATACCACAAGAACCAAGCAGTTCTAAAACTAGAAAGGAATTAGATATATGTTTTTTGTAGCATTTCTTATGGGTTTCATGTGCGGCATTGCGGTCGTTATGTCGTATCGTGCCAATCAAGTAATTGACAGAGATACCGCCTACATAGGACTTGAGATTCGTAGTCGTGATCTGATCAATGCAATCGAAGATCCACAAAGAGACGTACTGAAGCCAATTACGGAGCTTGAAGCTTACCTCCTGCTGAACGCAGTATAGATTAAAGCGGGTAAGGTCAATCAAAGATTGAAACACTTTATACAAAATATAGGAATCATTTTGTATAAAGGCATCGACACAGTGATTGATCTAATTAGAGCCATTCTTGGCAAGAACCACTGCCCATGGTGTCGCGTGATAGATGAGAATTTCATTGAGCGCTGGGCTGGTGGATATATTTACGCATTGATCAAGATCATCTTCTGATAGAAGATTTGGTTAGTAGGCTAACAGCCGAATGCAACCAAAGCTGTTTGGATTGTGACCCAGATAGTGGTGGCAGAGTAGGGGTTTACTCCCCTGTTCGTGGCCACCCTCCCCTTCAATATTCTGAAAGGTGTTAAAATGCAAGCAACAGATTTGATGACAGTGACTGACGTTGCCAAAGCCCAGGCTGCTGGCAATGTACAGTTTCATTTCTTCTATGGTGGTACCTTCTCGCAGTGGCATTCTTCGCCGTTTGAAGATGAAGCAGGAGTTCATTACGCTACTGCGGAACACTATATGATGTATCACAAGGCACGTGTGTTTGGTGATGAGGCCGCCATGGCAATGATTGCCAACTCCACCGATCCCTCTTATGCCAAGCGCATGGGACGTAAGGTTGCTGGATTTGATCCCCACGTCTGGGATGAGCACAAGATCGACATCGTACTCAAGGGATCTATGCTGAAGTATGCATCCAATGAGCGGCTCAAGAACATCTTGCTAGACACTGGTGATACCGTGCTGGTCGAAGCTTCGCCCTATGATAAAATCTGGGGCATAGGACTAGCCGAAGGTGCTACAGATTCCTATGATGCAACCAGATGGAGGGGTCAGAACCTGTTGGGCTTTTGCTTGATGGAGGCTCGTAACCGTCTTGCTGCTCATAATGTCAACGAAGGAGTTAGAGGATAACATGCCTCTTGTGTATTCGAAAAGAGTAGAATCGAAAGTCTATCCGCCCGATGCAGTATATGTTGGACGACCGACCAAATTCGGTAATCAGTTCATAGTCGGTAAAGACGGTGATCAGACTTTTTGTGCCACGGAGTACTACCTCTGGTTGCTCAATACCAAAGAGGGACAGGAAATGGCGCAAGTTGCACGAGAAGAACTTTCAGGCAAGGATCTCATCTGCTGGTGTGTTGATGGTATCGATGACTCCGGACCGCTCCTATGCCACGCTCAAGCACTAATGAAAGTAGCAAATTCTCAACCAGATAAAGAGTAATCATGTTCCACGATAATTTATCTGAAACCTTCTTTCAAACTTTGGCTGGCATTCTTGTAGCTGCTGTTGTAATTATTACTCTTGCAGTAATTCTTACAGACGTAGCAAACAATAATGCAGCAAAAGACGAAAAGAAGAACCAACAAGTAATCGAGACATGTGCAGACACTCCAGATCCCGGTGTCTGTATGGCACTGGCATTTGATTGAACAATGACCGCGGGGCTATAGCTCAGTTGGTTAGAGCGTGATATAATATAGAATGGCTTCAGCTGAATATCAACGCATTAGATATCATACAAATCGCTCTATTCTCATTGAAGAATTAGGCGGTAAATGCGTTGTTTGTAATTCAACTGAAGATCTTCAATTTGATCACGTAGATCCTGAATTAAAGTCTTTTAATATAGGAGAATCTTTCAATCGATCTTTAAAGACTCTTAGAAAAGAAGCTTCAAAATGTCAACTTTTATGTCGAAAACACCATGAAAATAAAACTTCTCAAGAGTTTGCTAATCGTGTTCCTCATAACAAAGGTAAAGTAACACACGGTAAACACTACACCGCTTACACATTAAAATGTGGATGTAATCTGTGTTTATTATTTCGTCTTGATAGAAATAAACATAGACGTCTAGGGCTGGAAGCTTAGCGGTTAAGCAGCCGTCTCATAAACGGTCGTTAGCGAGGGTTCAAATCCCTCTCAGCCCACTTGGTCGTGGGTTCGAGCCCCAGTGGCCCCACCAAATTAATCGAAAGGTAATACATCATCATGCAGAAGAAAATTGCAGATCTCATTGAACGCATGGAGCAGGGTAAATTCCTTTTCAGACGTAAGAGAAGATGAAATAATAGAGGAGTAAGTATGCTTGAAATCATTGGGGCAATAGGGGTATTCTCAGTCTTCTGTTTCATTGTAAACGCTCTCAGTGTTGTGATTAAACCGAAAGTTAAGAATACGACCTCACCCAATGAAAAAGATACGAAGGCATAAAGTAAACCTTACCAATACCTTACAGAAAGTTTATTATGCATATACTCAAGTTCGACGCTGTTACAGAGAAGTTTGCTGTAGCATGGACGATTACCAAGAATGGTTTTCGCCGCACCAAGCGTGCAATCCTAGCCGCACCGACTGCAATCTTTGATCGCTTCGATTGGCACAGCATTCAATGGGGGATTGGCATCGTCTCTGGACTTGTCATGGCTTCGATCATTGTCTCCACGATTGTGATTGTGAATCTCATTGTTGTTGCTGCTCTTGCGCAGGTCTCTATGATCCTTGCTGCATTGTGGCTGATTGGTTCTACCATTGCTGTTACCAGCTGGGTTTGGGATCTGGTCGGGATTCTTTTCCATCGAGTCCGAGCTGAATATCAGGCCTTCAAGATCTACCAAGAGATCAAGCGTGATCCCGAGGGCTTCACCCAAAGGGTCAACGATGAGTATGAGAACATCAACAGTTTCTTGGATCGCTTCGAATCAATGGCTGCTCAGCAACCAAAAGTCAGTCCATTCCAAGTGAACATTGCGACTGATAGAAGGGCGTCTCTTTAATGTCTGTTAGCATTATACTGCAAGGATTTAAAATTGGCTTCACGCCTATAATGAAACCTTTAAGTTATACTAATGCTAACAATGACATTGATTACAAGCTCACGAGAGTACGCCGTATCTGGTTTGGAGTCGGTGCGTTTGGTTTCTCAGTTGCATCGGTTCTCTATCTACTCAACGCCCAGTACTTTGTTGTACTGTTGGCGTCCATTGGTATTGGTTTGAACAGTAACATTGAACCTTTCATAAACAGGTAGTGATAGGCTTATCGCCAAGATAAGCTTATCGCTATAACGAAAGGCAATAATAAAAGTAAAATGGGATTTCGTACAGAAAGATTGTCAAAACTGAACAAACTTAACAACGAGTGATAAAAATGGTGAAGCAGCATAATTCAAAAGCTGTTAACAAAATGTTCAAGAAGCTGGAAATCGAAGGCTTCACGATAACCAGAAAACGGTCTGGCACCTATAAGATACAGCCTCCCCCCGGTGCCAAAAACAGGTCTTCCTATTTCACACACGGTACTGAATCCTGTTTACATCAGATACGTAGGGACTTCAAAAAGAAGTACAACGTAGATCTTGAGAAGAATTGAAAGAACATGAAGTATATCTGTACTTTACCAATCGATTCCGATTGGGTAGATTTGATGAAGGCGAACTATGAAATGGGTGGGCTTTACACAAGCCAGTCCCATGTGCGCACTGAAGGTGGGCGCAGCATTGCCGATGCTCAGACTTGCTGGAAAGAATTCGACAGCGCAGAGCAACGACTTGTTCATCAAGAAGATGAGCATCCAAGCCTGATACAAAGCCATCGTGAACAAATATGGCAAGCCTTCTCCGTTTCTCAGAGAATGGATGTGCTCGAACCAATCGTCGAAGAGTTTCTTGATCCGTTCTGATGAAAGGAGATCTCATGTTGCTCATCAGTTGGGTCTTGATCGTGCTTGCTGTATTGTTGGCAGTTCGTAAAGCTATTGATCTTATCATTGACAATGATGACCATTCTGAAGCGCTAGAGAGCTTCGAAGAAAAATGGGAGTTGGCTCTAAAAACTGGTGACTATACCAAACTCTACAAGCTGGTGTATGAGGATCCAACCGCTGAACTGAAATTCGAACGATTCGCTATAGCATTCGAGACTGAAGTAAAATATCTCGAAGATCCTGATCAATTCAAGATAGAGTCACCAAGCAAGAGTCTCCGAGGAACCTACGGACGGAACTTCCAGATCTTACCTAGATGGGAAAATTTCCATGACTACAAAGGACCTGCTTCTTTGGTGGTAGGTGACTTCGGAATGAAGATCACGTGTCACATGAAAATCCGTGATGCAATAGAGACTTACATGCCCGATTACAAAATGAGTGAGCATGATCAGATCTTTATGTTTGATTTACCATTAGACTATGAATATACTATCCGACCAGGTAATCATATTCGTGTGCACCCTTGCAGTTCAAACAAAGAGATGAGTCATGGCCCAATTGAATACGCCAAAAAACGCAGAGTCGGTACAGCAGGTTACGGTCCCGGATGACGATGCTGCCTATTACTATCTCAGATTCAGTGACCAAGAAATGCGCGATATTCTCGAAGCGCTTGTTCACTCTGTATTCTATGCAGAAGAAGCCGCCAAGGCAATGGATGGTGCCAACTTTCAAAAGAAGGCTGATCTGCGCATAAATATGATCAATGAAATATGCGAAGTCTCTGGCTTCAACTATGAAAAGATCAGATATGAAGTCTGAACCCGAAGTCACCAACATAGTCTTGACTGTCGAAGAACACATCATAGCTCCCCTCAGTAAGGTTCTTGAAGAAAAAGGGGAACAGAAGGTGGTTGATATGGCGTCAACCATCTGCGCAAATCTCCGTCGCCCCAACGAAGAGGGCTGGATAGAGATAGGCATATTGAGGGCGTCTGTCGCCAAAGGTGAAGAATGGGCAACCAAGATAGAAGCTTGGGTTCGCGACACTATCACAGACGCCAATTAAGTTTCGCTCAAATGCGCTTCGCTAAGTGCAAAAGGTTTGGGTATATTACGCTAGATGAATAGCGTGTATACACAAAAAAGGGGAGTGATTTCTCCTGATGAATCATCATCAAACAAATCATCCAGTAACAAATAATCAATACTTATCCTACACAGAAAGAATAACCCAATGACTACTACTACCCTTGACGCCTTTGTTGGCGGCCTTGATTTCGGTGATATCGAAATCACCTCTGATGACCTGTACGGCAGTAGCAATACCCTGACGCTTCGTCGTGGTGTTCCAACTGCTTGCAAGGTCGAGGTCAACGGCCAGTCCCTCGACGCCGAGATCACCTTCAACGCTGGTCGTCTGACCCGTGTTGTCGTGTTCGAGAACACCTACCGTGATCGCGACGAGAACTACCTCCAGGTCTCTGGTGTCATCAACAACGTCAACATGAAGATTCGTGTCAACATCGGTGGCCAGTGGCTCGAAATGACCGAGCTTCTGTTCCAGATCTACCAGGCAAAGACCGCTGACAATGCGGTTCTGAACCAGGAGACCTTCGCTGCTCGTCTGAACTCGCTGGGCTTCCGCTACAGTGGTGATGCCACGATCGCGTGGAACCACTTCGGTGTCGATCCCGGTGACCTCGCCGAGATCGTCAACGTCCTTCAGGGACACGGCGCATTCGAAGACATCGGCTCGGTTCCCGAGGAGCGTCGTGGCCGCATGCAGCACATCTGGAAGTTCCCGGAGGGCCATGGACTTGATCTCGAAAGCATCGAGGTTGGTTCCACTGACCGAAACGAAAGCCGTACCGGACAGGGCTTCCTGAACTTCGTCGATGCTGGTGTGTCGTCGCTGATCAAGATGCTTCAGCTGAAGACTCAGGCCTCGCGTCTGTCTGCCGAAGCCGAGAAGGCCGAAGATGAGGATGCTCGTACGCTTCTCACCGCACAGGCCACTCACGTGAATCGCATGGCGACCTCGTGGGTCTCGAACCTTGCTGGCCGTCAGCAGCGTCTCCAGGTCGATGAGGGCACTGGTGCCATCGTCGAAGTTGGTGACAACATGGTCAACTCCGATGTTCAGATCGATCCGGTCAACGTCGGCATCGGCCGTTTCGGATACGTTTCCGAAATCGATCCTCAGGATGAGCCCGTCGTGGCGACCCTCGACTTCTGGCAGCGTCGTACCGCAGCTCCTGCGGTCCCGACTGTCGAAGAGATCGTCGATCCCGAAACCGAGGAACTCGACGACGGTACTTTCTAAGTATCTACACCATTCCTGGACATGAATTGAAACTGTCCCCCTTTTACCACAAGTCTATTCACGTCTATTAAAAACAGGTGTGGGTCGATAGGCTTGTGGTATTTCGTCTACATCAAAACTTCACGGTCGTGATGTAGGTGATCTCCCGGAATGAGATTAAACTTGCACTGGTGGAGATTGGTAAAGGCTTGCTTTTATCCGGTCCCCCTTTCATCTTGATGGATGGAAAGCACCTGGGCTATGTGTCGAAACTGGCCCCTCTTCTCATAAGGTGGCTTCATGATTCTTACGTTGATATTTGTCTGGTTCTTCTGCGGAAGCGTAGCCTGTGCAATAGCGATTCATTCGATAATGACAGACAACGAAGAAAAGTTTCCTGACTATGTGGAGTTCGCATCGGCAATGGCACTGCTGTTCTTTGGCGGGTTTCTTTCATTGGTCAGCGTGCTGGCCACGTCAGCCAATGAATACTTAAAGAGCAAAGAGTCCAAGCCCAACTCGTTCTTAGGAAGGATTGTAGACAAATGAATCCCGTTTTTTATTTCGTCATTGGTCATTTCTTTGCCGGTTCTTTAACCGCAGCTATTGACCTCTATCTGGTAAACAAGGGCGTTGACGACAAGTACGATACGGTTTCCTCGTTCTTTGTAACGACGCTTGTCATCTTCCTGTTTGGCTACCTGTCTTTCATCATGGCCAATTTCTATTGGATCTCTCAGTATTTGAAGAAAAAGGAAATCTCCGATAGTTCGTTCTTTGCGAGATTCGTCGAGATAGACAAATAGTTCTATACAGATGCTCGCTGTTCGGGTACAGCGTGTTGCAAAATTAAAAACCCTAACTACCATATAGGCAAACACCTTGATAAGACCAATGCCAACATCCAATGGTAAAGGTGTGCGCCTCCGCCGGTAAAGCTGGAAAAATCTAGCTTAGCCACTGCCTGGGGTATGCAGTAAAACTACCCCAACCTAATCGTTTGATATAGGGAGAATGCAATGCTTGTTTACATTGAGGCCACTGGCGAGATTGTAAGCACGTGTTGTTGAGCGCCCTATCTGAAAGGCTGTATCGATAATGATAGTTCTAATGCTCTTAGTAATTTGGGCAGTTGTTGTGATTGTATCTGTCTTTGTCATTTACAATCACATATGCCATGACGATACTGGTTTCTATATTATCGGTACTTTAATAACCTTGGGTATTTTAATCGCGCTACCAATTATGATTGGATACGCATTCGTTGGCCAACAGAATGCCAAGGCTGAATGGACACAGATCCAAGCAGATGAACAAGTTCTTCTTGAGCGCCGCGGCGATCTTGAACTCATCATTCGTACTGAACTTGATGACTATCAGGAGTTCGAGCTTGATGTTATCGAAAGCATAGAGCCAGAAATCTTGCTTTCCTATCCACAGCTCACCAGCAATACAGTGCTCGTGGCCAAGGTAGAACAGCTCATTGCAATCAATGAAGATCTTTACAATATTCAGTTTCGTCAAAATGAACTGCAAAAAGAAGTAACACAAAGAAACAATGGTGCCCTGGTACCATCGTTCCTTGTACCTGATGTGACACTGGAGTGAAGCAATAATGATCAAAAGTATAATCGCAAGAGTATTTGGTTTGACCATGTTCTTCTTCTACCTGTTGATCAAGTTCCCTTCTTGCCCTGATCGACGAGTTCCTCCTGAGCCTTCATGGCCGAAGCCTGATCGCCATGGCCGACGTCGAGGACATGCTGCTGGACCTTCGGCTCACCGCCGACCGCCTGGAAGCCGAGCCATGGTGATCCAGGCTCTGCGGTGGATGGCCATGGTGGGAGGCGTCCTGCTCATGTGGCAAGCCATGAAGGGCATCTGACCATGTGGGAATACCGATGCCGTGTGGTGAGCATCTACGACGCCGACACGTTCTGGGTGGAGATCGACCTCGGCTTTCGCATGGTCCACAAGGTGCAGGTGCGCTTGCTCAACATCGACACGCCCGAGATCCGTGGTGAGGAGCGTGTGTGGGGACTCGCTGCCAAGGACTTCCTGGTGGAGTGGCTCGGCCCTGACGCTGACCATGGCTGGCCGTTCATCATCACGACCGAGAAGACGGGGAAGTACGGCCGATGGTTGGCCGACCTCCGCCATGCCGATGGTGAGGTCTGGGTCACCGATGCGCTGAAGGAAGCCGGGTTCGACACCGAGGACTGGAAGAGCTGGTGAAGCTGAGAGGTCGCTTCCTAGACGTAGCCGAGGGGATCGTCCATGCGCTCGATGGTGACCATGGCCAGCTCCCAGACATCGGCATCGTCTGAGGTGCAGAACTCGTGCAGGTCGAGCACGGCGGGAGCTGAAATACCCAACAGCTCACCCAGCTCCTCCAGATAGAGCCGTACCATGGTGATGTCTTCCTCTGAGCGGGACTCCATGGTGTAGAGGTGCCACAGCTCCCACGAAGGTGCGAGCTTAGGCACTTCTCTCATGCTACTCTTATTGTCTTTCATATTCTCTTGTGCTTTCTGGTACCATTGGTATGATGTTTCCATCAGCATGAGAACCTATAAAGACAAAGATTAACAAAAGAAGATAATGCAAAACTGACCCAGTAATTCCTCGGGCCTTATTGGGCAATACGTTTTAGAGATACTTAAACCCCCCTGCTGGTATCTTTACTCTCTGTCGAGAAACGTATTGTCCGCCCCAACAAAACTTAATCGGTTCCCCGAATGAGTAGATCAAGATAAGGGCAGTCTACTCACCCATCCATCCATCCATCAGTTAAAGGAAAAGGTGTAGATATCTAAATGGTGACTTATTCGAAATTGACCGTGAGGGAACACTATTGTTCCGATGACCCCATGATCATTGAGCGCATGGGGCCAATGAAGTTTCCTATTCTCGATGCCGCAATCGAAACCGGTGTCGGAAGTAGTTGGGCAGTGACGAGATACTCCTATCCGCGCAACCAACAAGAGTTTGCATCCCTGACTGCTCTCATCAAAGGGCACACATATTCCGAGCACAAGATAGGTGACGTTGTTCGTGAGCACACGCCGAGTTCTTCGACGGGTTCCAACATCATCGTCGCCAATGCTGCAGGTAACAAGATCACCGTCATTCGTGGGGATTGGTCTTTGGCCGATCTTGGTCTTGAGGTTCGTCAGGGCCTTGAGATCAACGAGGATGGCGAGACTGTAGTTTCCGTTGGCAAAGAAGCGAAGCGGATGAAAGCTTTCGCGCGCCCTTTCCGTATCCATACTCGTCGCGAAGAAGGCCTTCGTGTATTGGTGATGGATCCCGGCCAGCATCCGATGGTCTATGATGGGGCTTCTCTCATCTCTGAAGAACTTGTTCTCGAATGCATCGGAAACCTTTCCTATCCCGTGCACAAGTACTTCAACTATCCTCTGATTCGCAACTACATGCTTGAGCAGCGCATCTTCAATGGTGTGCTGTTGGGCAGACTGATCGACATCGACACTGGTGAGAACATCAACAAGATGGGTAAGGGTCAGTACATCCGTTGCCAGTTGCCGCCCGGTGTAGACATTGTAACGACCCCTGACAACCTCAAATCAGAGATTGCGGGTAGTTTGCATGCTTTCGTCGGCATCGAGCCACAGGGCCCCAAAACGGCTAGGGAAGATCAGCAGACTGTAGCCAACCATTGGTTCTTCTGCGAACCTGAAGACTGCAAAGAACGTCTTGATGATGAAGCAACGAACAACCTGGACCATGTGTTCAGCGGTAAGTTTCGTGAGTCAGTGCGTAGTCTTTCTTCGTTGACATTTCGTTCTGATGATGCCTTTACCGAGACATCGTTTGCTGCAACTCAGAAGTGGCGCACAGAAGCTTGGGCTTTGCATGGGGGTTCCTATCTTTGGAGTCCCTGGCTTACTCAGCAGATTGCGAACATGTGGGTGCGTACCCTCGGTTGGCGTACAGCCAATTGGGAGAACAGCCTCAAGGTGAGAATCCCTTGCGCCAAGCGTGCACAGGTTGTCACTGAAAGTCTGGTCAATCTCTGGCGCACCTATGAAGACATAGAGCCTATTGAAATTGAACATGGGCAGCTACGTTGGGATGAACATCTCCAAGTTGGCGTGGTCAGCGATGAGGATTGGGAAAACATCGTCTATGCTTCGCATGGCGGTTGTGATCTTGATGACTTCTTTGTTATCCGTTGGGTGACCTTTGAAGATGATTACAAGATCATCATCAACCGAAGCCCGAATGCTCGTGGTGAGTATTCTGTTTGGGATTATGTGTCAAATGACTGGTTCCCCGAACATAAAAAAGCAGATGGATCCATGATTTCATTTCCCTTCTTGAGCACCGATCTTGCTCCAATGCAGATCCTCGATGCTCTTGAAGAAGGGGTGACTTCTTATGTCCAGTTGCCTTCAGAAACTCGTGAGCGCCCTGTTTATGCAGGTCAGCAGGTATATGACAACACTTCTTGTCTGAAGTCTGTTGCTCAGGTGATGGAAGTCGAAGGCGGCTATGGTCAATATGAGTTGGCAGTTCGCGCTCTCAATTCTGTTGATCCATTTGTCTTTGATGAGGTTGCAATCAATTCGGAATCTGCCGTCGATGCATTTGCACAGGCGGGATCTGCTGAAGATCAGCGGTTCATCATTTCCGATCGTGATCGCATTCTCGAACGAATCATCACGAACTTCATTGCTGTCGATAGCTACATTGGTCCTCGACTGGGCAACAACAATGTGTTGACCTCTGTCGAAAGACCAATATCGAAGTTGAAGCTTATCACACGTCAGGTCATAGAAAAGTATGAGAATACTGTTCGTGCCCGACTCAGCATGCTTGAAGAGCCCACTTGGCTTGCAGAGCTTGGTGATAATAATCATCTTCCTTCAGCACGTAAGCTTCTTCGACACAGCCGCAATTCGATGTTCATGGCTAATCGAAAAGTAAATGAAGTAACTGCACCAGTTACTCGTGGCGCCAACGAAGACCAAAACGATATCCTTGCACACTTCTTTGCAAAGATACCTGCTGGTAAGACTCGTCACAAGTATGCTCTTGCCTTCTGGCATGCGTGCTGGACAACTCCTACTTCTTCTGGTAAGATCTCTGATCAGCCGGTATTCGGAACTGGAGTTTATGACTATGTGCTCGAAGCCCTGATATACTATGGGATTCTATTCGAGCCCTATGTCGATCCCAATGGGCACGTACATCGAAAGAGTGCAATGCGATATGATGGGAATCATAATTGCGTTGCAATCTGCACCAGCTGTAATGAGGAACTCACAATTCCTACTTCAGCACTCGATGCTTATTGGGAAGCGCAAGGATGTTGTAGAGCTTGTCGCTCTTGACATCGGTGACACATCTCCGTCGGAGATACGGGAGTAGACGGGGAGGGAACCAAACCCTTGATAGGTTGGGACCCCTCCCCGTCTGCTGATATAAAAGTAAAGACGTCAGGCAATGATTACACCGAAATTAAAAGGACGCTATGAGAAAAGCAGTTGAGCTTGTAGAAGAACTCAGAAAAGTCTCTGACCAGATAGCTTAGGGTACGTGCCTGTGATGGTACGTACCCCGCCTCCAACCCCTTGGGGGTGTAGCTCAGCGGTCAGAGCAGCGAGCCTTATAAGTCGTGTGTCGAGAGTTCGATCCTCTCCACCCCTACTGAGAAAGTGTATTTTATGGTAATGGTTTCACCATTCGAGTGCCCAAACTGTGGTACTCATAGAGTTTGTCTATACAATACGCATTAAAAAGAAACCTAGAAAAATTGGAGCAATTCATGCCATTGTTATATTTCATTCTCATAGTTCTTCTGGTGTGGATTGTCATCCAGACTAAGCGTTGAACATGCCAGAGAAACTCCCACGCAAACCAAAACTTCCCAAACATTTCAGTAGACATTCTCAACCTCGATATCCAATCGAGCCTGAACCCACGATAAAAGATCGTACTGTTGTTCATTCTGTCGAAGTATACGATTATTCAGATGAGATAAACGATACTCTTGCAGCTCTTTTAGAACAATATCCTCTTGAAGAGTACTCTTACGTTCTAGACATAAGCGGCTATCATGATTATCATGATTCAATTGGGATAAACGCCTCTTTTCAAATTTACAACAAGGGTGAGATTCCTAATCCTAGATACGAAGAACTCAAAGCAAAGTATGATCAAGACCGTGCCAACGTAAGAGAAGCTCGCAAAGAGTGGAAGAAGAACTTAGCTATTCTTAAAGCCTGGGAAGAAGAATGTCAAGAGATACGAGAACGCAATCAGTATGAAAAACTTAGAAAGAAATTCCAATCATGAGTTCTGATAACTTTCATTTTGTCGCCAAGTCTGGCAAGAAGTATCCTAATCTCAGTGCATCAGTCTATGACATAAGCAAAGTCTCTGAACGCCTTTTGATCTACATGGGCAAAAAAGAAGGCGACTTCGATGAATTCAAAGACTATGCCGAGTATGGAACTTTCCATGAAAGCGATCACAAGTGCTAAACGCTGGAAAAGCTTCTTGATGACATAGAAGAACTACAGCGCCAGATCAATCCCGACAGTAAACTTCAACGATGTGATCAGACAATGCATCATTTTTGTGATGAAGAAGATACCCATGGTGAACGATTGAAATGTGAACTCTTCTTTGGTCACCCCGGTCTTCATAAAGCTTATGAAGTAAACTGGAAGTAGCTCACTGTGCCAATAATTCAAAGAACACAGTCATCAATGAGTATGCTGCCCTACCTGCCCGTTTTAACGTACTAGAAGTTGATGGTCTTCACGAGGACAAGATGAACTGGGGCGAAGGTCCCTGGCAAGACGAACCCGATCGTGTTGATTACATCCAGGAAGAGATTCAGTATTATGGGCGCGAGTTCGACGAATTAATGTTAGCTAAGATTCTGGCA